ATGGAAAAGCGCGTGTCAAAGCTGGAAGCGGATATTCATGAAATGAAAATGGATATCGCGGTGATCAAATCGAATTACGTCACCAAAAGCGATCTTTATCAGGAGATCGGCAAAGTGCATCAGGATATTGGGAGAATTCATCAGGAGTTGAGCAAACAGACAAAATGGATAGTCGCGGGGATGCTGAGTACCGCAGGTATGACGCTGGCACTGGCTCGCTGGTTGTTTTGAGTGAATTGATGATCAAGGAGTGAACATGGAAAAGCGCGTTTCAAAGCTTGAAGCGGATATCGACGATATCAAAACCGATATGGCGCTGATGAAAACGGATATTGCGGAGATTAAATCGAACTACGCCACTAAAAGCGATCTTCATCAGGCGATAAATCAACAAACGAAATGGATTGTGGCGGGAATAATGAGCACCGCTGGACTGACACTTGCTCTGGCGAGATGGCTGTTTTAGGCGGGAGAACGATGAAAATCTGGTGTCCCCTGCAGACGTCTAATCCACCGCCTAACAAGTTGCACCATATAGAGTTTTTCAGATTGGAAGAATTCTTTACCCAGCATTTTACCCGCCGCAGCCGGAAATGAGCTTGTTTTTGAACTCCAGGTGATCGCGATATTTCCAGCGAGAGCGTCCGCTGATTTTGATAGGCTTGCAGAGGGTGCCGTCTTTTACACGGTCATAAATGTAGGTCTTGCCGAAACCAGTATCGGCCATGATGAATTTCAGGTCAACGAGCGTGTCTTCGCGCAATTCCATAATTGAATTCTCCAATGTCGGTATATAACGACAACCCCACCCAATAAGAGCAAATGCGACCATATAGCCACACTCACTCCTTAGGTGGTTTGCCGAGGATAAAAGCGATGATTACTGCAGCGAGAAGGCTGAAATCGATGATGACCTCAGTCGGGGTGATGTCTTCGCAGGTGGCGGTCATTTCCGATTGCGGCGCTTCTTCGACTGCCGTTTTATTGCTGCCGCGTTTGTTGCTTTTGCACCCGGCGCGGTTGGGTGAGAGTGCCAGTGAGAGACAGGCGGTGACCATGAGCGAGCCATGCTCATCATGGCGGCCACAATAGTTGGTGCGAAAAATGAATTCCGGCGCATAACAACTCCTCACGCAGAGCGCGATACAAGTTAATGGGGTAGGGGATTACTTAGACTTGAGCGCTTCTTTCTCGGCTTTCGTAGCGAGGCGTGAATATCCCATTCGGCTGCGAATCAGCACCGGCTCACTCTTCTTCCATGTAGCCACTTCGCGCTCGCGATACTTGCGCGCTGCATTTCCGTTGACCGATGCGATGACGTGATCGTCATAAACCTCTTTTATGCTGACACGCCAAACAGATATCGTGCTGATGGTCGTATTGCCCATCTTGTGCCGGTATAGCATGTAAACGACGTCACCAGGCTTAAGCGAACTAATCTTCACGCTGCCCTCCGGTGCTTAGCCGCACGCTCAATACGCTCATAATCATCTTTGCATTCAGGGCAGCAGAAGAAGCCCTTGTCCACCTTCTCTTCGCAGTAGTGGCATGCGCCGGTGAAAGTCATTGTCGGGCGAGGCCTGTTCAGCAAAGCCAACTCAATCATTCTCTGTTCATGTTCTGCTGCTTCATCTATCGGATCTGGATGTGTCATTTCGGTTTCCTATAGGCAATAAAAAAACCCCGCCTTGGCGAGGTTTATCGTCAAAAGTTTAGCTTAGAAGGGCTTCAGGCCAGCAGCTTTCGCTTTCTCTAGCGCCTGCAATTCCGAATCTAAAAAGCTGAATGTCGAAGCGATGCAATACGTTCCATCATTCCTCGTGATTAAATAACGGAAATAATCCTGATGGTTTGATTCAGGTCGCGGTATTTTGTTTGATGAGCCAATCATAGTTACTTGCTCGCGGCCTTCACGCGGCTGATATTCAGAATGGCAAATTTCACCTTCCCTTGGCCCGTCTAAATAGAAGCACTGATATTCACTCATTTCCCTTCCTCCTTCTGATAAACCGGATCGCTGCCTCGCGGGAATTGCAGCGCGACATTCCTGTAATGCTGCAGGCGCTCTTTGAAGTATTCGCGAAGCTCTGTTGGTTGTTGCATCTCCACTTCCATGGCGATAACCGGCAGATTCATACGCTCTTTGAACGCAACGCCAGATGCTGCCAAATCGACGTTTATCCTGTCGCGATCTTCACTGCTGCGTGCCGCTAAGTTGTGAGACATGATGTTGTCCTCCTGATGCGAGTATACCGCGCTATCCTTAAAACAGGAGGTGCTTATGTGTGGACGATTCGCGCAGTACAGCAGCAGAGATGACTACTTTGAATCGCTCGGCCTGAAGGCTGACGAAATCCAGTACGACCCGGAACCGATAGGGCGGTTTAACGTCGCCCCCGGAACGAAGGTGCTATTGCTCAACGAACGTGAGGAAGAGTTGCATCTCGATCCGGTTTACTGGGGCTATGGGCCAGAGTGGTGGGATAAGCAACCGCTCATCAATGCCCGCGGCGAAACCGCTGCTACCGGCCGCATGTTCAAACCATTGTGGAATCACGGCCGCGCCATTGTGCCGGCTGACGGCTGGTACGAATGGAAGAAAGACGGCAGCAAGAAGCAGCCATATTTCATTTACCACAAAAAGAAAATACCGCTCTTCTTCGCAGCTATCGGCAAGGCGCCCTATGGCAAAGACCATGATAAAGAGGGCTTCGTCATCGTCACATCATCAAGCAACAAGGGGATGGTCGATATCCATGACCGGCGCCCGCTGGTGCTTACTGCTGATGCTGTGCGTGAATGGCTGAGCGAAGAAACCTCGCCTGAGCGTGCACACGAAATCGCAAACGATGCTGCGGTACCGGAGAAGGATTTCAACTGGCATTCGGTCAGCAAAAAGGTTGGGAATATCCATAATCAGGGTGGTGAGCTGGTCGAAGAAATTGATGACCCGGTGGCGTGATAGCGGTCAGTCAATTACTGGCTTGCGAAAGAGAGGGATGCTGATGTCGCCCTCTCTCTCAGGCCAAACTTCAAATGATTCGCTCATATGCCAAAGGTCGATACCGGCATTATCAGTGAAACAAAACGGCTCACTAAACGCCTTACGCAGCGCCAGCAGCTCCTTCGCCATTGATGCGATTTCTTCAGTGACATTGCACATGCGCTTATCGTGAGCGAATTGCTCCAATCTCTCATCACTAATCATTCTTCCTCCGGCGCTGCAGCAATCATGGCCTGATAAATGCGACGAAACTTACCCCTGTCAGTTCCAGCCATTGCAAAGTGACCTTGTGACATCATCTGTCGTGTAGGCTCGCGCGGCACATTCACCCACTCTGCACCACCTGTGGCACATATAGGCTCTATTGGTGCTGTGTGTGGGGCATTGAGGCGCACAACCTTATCAACGGCATAGTTAGCCATTTTCGATGCCAGCTCGTAAGCACCGGTTACTCCATGTGCCGCACAAAACATTTTGGCGTCATGTGGTGAGAATGCATCAGGCAGCTTCAAAGCCGGGCTCGCAGGTTGGGTGAGTGCGGCAAGAGCTTCCTTAGCCATATCCACCACCCAATCCAGATGGTCTTGCGGATTGGCGATAACGTCTTCGCAATGTGCTTTTAGTTGCGGGTTAGTCATGGGTGGCCTCGCGCTCGGATTCCTGACGCCATGCTTTCTGCATGAACTCTTCACTGAATTGCATTTTGGGAGCCTGCTCAAACGCGATGTAAGCCTCCTCCTGGCAATTGGTGCAGTAGCCTGAAACCTTACGGCATCCGCAATTTTCACAATGTCCGCTCATATCTCTTTCCCCTCATTCGCCAACCGGGTACAGGCCAGCGTCGATTAATCTGGCGCGGCGCTGTGCCGCTACTCTTGTCTGATTGCGCCGAAACGCCCTAGAATAGTGTTGGTAAAGTCGCGCCACTCGTAATCGTCGACTTTCTTCGTCACGATGATTTGTGGCAGCGGTGGGCGCTTTGACATCTCGTAATGCTCACGCCGCTCAATCTCTTTGATGTAGAGCGATTGCTTTCGCTCAGGCGTTAACAGGCGAGGGTGGTCAGCACCGACAGCCTGCGCCTGCAAGGCCGCCATCACCCCATTCAGCACTTCCTGCTTACGGCGCTTTATTACTTCGTCAGCTGCATCCAGGCGTGACAAATGCGCCGGTTGTACCGGTGAGTGGTTCATGATGAGGCCTCATTGGTGGTTTAAATCAGAAGGGGATATCCGGATCAAACTGGTTAGATGCGGTAGATTGCCCACGAGATTGCGGCTGATTCGATGGCGCTCCGTTTCCCGATTGTTTCGGTGGCAGATCGATGTCACGAACCAAAATTGTAGGGATAGACGCCTTACTGCCGTCGTCGCGATCCCACTCTTCAAGAACAAACTCACCGCTTACCGTAACCTTCGCGCCCTTGGTGATGCTCTGAGTTAATTTCTCGGCCATCGCGCCGAACATTTTGCACTGCAGCCATGAGGTTTTTTCGTTGTCGCCAAATCCAGATTTGGCCGGCAGAGAGAAGGTGGCGATGTGCTTGCCGTTTGGGGTGACGCGCAAAACGGCATCCTTGCCGACGTTACCGGATATTGTGATCACATTAATTGGCATTATGCTGCTGCTCCTTCCAATTCTGATTTCCTGATGTCATAAACTTCTTTCGCTTTTTGCTGCTCTGGCGTGCCATCAAGCATTTGCCATGCTTCACCGAACGCCTGTTTCAACTCTTCCAGCGTTGCCTTCTTCATAGCTGCCTCAGTGAACGCAGCCAGCGCTGCATCCGGCTCAGGCTTGGCTTTTTGTTGTGGCGCCACATGGTGGGCTTCTGCATCCGGATCAACTGCGGTTTCTTCCGTAGGAATACAGAAAGCCTGAAACGCTGCGTACTTGTAGGCGATCGACATAGCCTTGTTGGTCGCCTTGTCGCCGCTATCCATGGCTTCACCGTATGTCGTCACGGTATGAATGCTGCCGTCTTCAGTGGCAACGAAATCGAACTCAGCCTTCACCACAACGTAAAACAGGACGCCGCCTTTCTGTGTGGTTCGCTCAGTTACCGTTCGCTCGGTGATGCGAGGCAGAATGACTAATCCATGCTTTGCTAGCACGGGTGCCAGTGCGTTATAAACTTGGTCTATTCCGCGAAACTGAAACCCCTGCTGCACGTTCTTGCGGTCCTTGCTAATGCCTTTCTCAGCCATTTCCTTGGCTACAGCGCTAATCGCCTTATAGACGCTCATTCATGCCTCCCATCATTTCAAACTGGCGTTCCGTGCGGTGATCGGCAATCGCATCCTTTGCGGCTTGCTCGTATGTCATAGGGTCGGCTAATTCACCTAGCATTCCCTGTACAAAATCATTCCAGACAGCTTCGTCACTCACGCTGCTGTCTTGGTGTGAAGGATGGTTATGCATTTGCGCGTCTCTGATGCCATTGAAAGAAGGTGTGCCGCTGATTCGCGGTCGCCATTGCTGCGGCTCTCTCTTGCCAAAACCAGGTAGTGCCGGTGCCATGAAATAAGCGCGATTCGTGACTGAGGGAATTTCATTTGATAGCTCTCCGCAAAAGATTCATCGCCACCGCCCACTTGGCAGGGCTGCTATACAGGACGGCTTCACGCGAAAGCTCCTGAGCCTTTCTGAAATGACGTGTTCTCATGGTTCGCCTCGCTGATTCAGAGTGTCCAGAAGTGAGCGCAGGCCAGAACGGAGGCGGCGCACTAAACGGTCGAGTTGTGACGTGTTAAAGCCGAAGTCACCCATGTGGGTGGCCCCAGCGACGGCGTAAGTCTGCATGGGTGATTCCTTGGTGTTGGTTAAGTGGTTAAATCAGTAGGTGATGCTGGTATGCGGGATGTTGCCGTCTTTGATTTGCATCAGAACGTCGATGGCCTGCACGCGAGTCAGTCCGGCGTGACCCATCAGGGCGTTTACTACCGCTGTTCCGATCGTCTTCCTGTGCGCTTCATTGGCTGCACGCGCTGCGGCTTCGTCAGCGATGCGTTTCTCTTCAGCCAAGCGGGCATCTTCCGCTGCTCTGGCTTTGCGCTGCTCAGCCTCGATAGCCTCCTGTTTCTCACGCTCAGCCTGCTCACGCGCTTCCTGCGCCAGTCTTGCGGTGCGCTCCTGCGCTTCTCTGGCTTCACGCTCTGCACGTTCCTGTGCGGCTTTTGCGTCTGCCTCAGCCTTATCCTTCGCTGCCTTCAAATCAGCCTCACGACGTGCTGCTGCTTCGCGTTCCTGCTGGGCTTTCTGCTCAGCCTCAATGCGTGCCTGCTCGACAGCCTGACGCTTAATCTCTTCTTCGTGAGCAATGCGCTGGCGCTCTGCTTCGGCTTTGGCTTCAGCTGCGTCACGGTCGAATTTTTCATTCAGAAGTAGGGCGATTTCGTGTTCGGCTTCGATTTGTGCCGCCAGCTTTTCAGCAGCGATACGCGCTTCTTCTTCGGCCTTGATTCGCTCCTGCTCAGCCTCCCAATCCGTTACCGGCTGGCGAGCCTTATCACGCAGAACATCCAGGCGATCGCGCACCGTCTTGCGGTTGGCATCGATTAGCTTTGGAACCTCTTTCAGCTCCGCGACCAAATCCTTACCCAAGCCATCCAGGTAAGATTTCGTCTGGGATACGCGGTAGGCCAGTGAAGCGATCTCCTTTCTGCCCTTCGCCGTGGTGACATCCGGCACAAAGGACATAACTTCACGCTCAACCTTTGCCAGAATCTCTTCAATCTGGTCGGCTGATTTGAAAACGGTGAGGGCGTTGGCCTTCTCAATGACGACAAGATCCGTTGTTTCACTCATTTGCATTTCCTTCAGGCAAAAAGAAGCCCAGCATTGCGCCGGGCGTAAGGATGTAACGTTCTATTTGTTGCTCAAGGGCTCGACTCTTAAGCGTTGGTGCGGAATGCACCGTTGAGCTGACTAAGCAATCAGCTCTGCGGTGTCACTCAATCCCAGTAACTCATCTCTTCCATGACCTGCCACTCAGCATCTGCATAGTTCTTGAATGGTTCTGTCATTCCCTCATTTTGTGATTCCAGTGTTGCGCCGGCATTTTCCCGACAGAACGCTCTCCACGCTCGTTTAGTTTGAAAAGCGCGCTGCCAACCATACCTCTTAGTGAGATTTCGCCAGGCTTTGTTGGCTAATTGCATCTGAGTTTTTGCCATCTATAACTCTCCTGTCATCGGTTGCTGGCCACATCGTTGCGACCGCTCTAAATTCATCTAAAATAATCCCTCTGCATCACTTTCCAGATGAGGTGCGTTATGAAGAAAAGTGAACTCCCAACCAAAATATGCACCGTGTGTGGGCGACCTTTCACTTGGCGGAAAAAGTGGGAGAAGTGCTGGGATGAAGTGCGTAAGTGCTCGGAGCGTTGCCGGAGGCAGTGAGGGCGGGTTACTGGCCCCTGGCGCGGAGCATTGCGTCGGCTAACTTCCATGCGCCCTCGGCGACATACGTAATTGACTCACCCCCCATCACATCAATCATTGAGCGATTTGACGCCAGACCAATCAAAGCAGCCGCTGCGAAAGAGTCACGCAAATCGGTGTTGTCAGGAATTTCAATATCATCATCTGTGAAACGGTACAGGCGGTCAAAATCACCAACATCATCGAAAGAGGTTGCTTCATATGCCCAGCGATGACCCTCTAACTCAAAAGAACGTGGGTGTGACTGACCAGTTGGGAATCTAGCCTTCATGTACTCGGCGTGTAGCGGTGTATCTTTGTAAATTTTCAGTGTGTGTTTCATCTCAAATCCTCTCTATCATCGCCAACCCCATCAGCAACACAGTCACTACCCAGCAGATAATGCAATCTTGTGTGCTCATGGTTTTGGCCTTGGTGTAGGTAAAAAGAAACCCGCTCGGGGGCGGGCTTAGTCTTCGATGTATTCCCAATTTTCGTTGTAACCATATTCTTTTGGATCAACGTTTGGGCGCGTCAGCCTAAAAGCGAATTCTGTCCATTTACGTCTTTCATCAGGCGATTGGTCTCCCCAGCTCGGGGCGATGTCGCTGGAGTGAATGTTGTCGCCTTTGATGTGATACTGCCCGCAATTAGAGCCTGTATCTTCATCGGCGTAGCGAATGTGGAACTCAAGGTGCGGGAATCGCTTTGCCATTTCCTCGAAAATTGGGTCGGGGCTAGCCCACGCAGTATCAAAACGGATCAGCAACTCGGCGCCTGATTCAGCGTGGCGTTTGAGGCGCTTTTTGAACAGACGCTTCGCATAAGCTGTTACATGGGTCTTGCGATAACGATGGCCATGTTTAACTCGCTCTTTCACCGCTGGCACAGGCATCTCAACGTCGTATGCGTTCCACTTTGTCCCCCATTTCACTCGTGACCAATCGTACCAAGAGTAAAAGCCATAGCGCTCTTTGTTGCTTACGCGGAGCTGTGCGTGATGTATTACTTTCTTGATGTGGCTTGCTTTGGAACCGCGCTGGCGTAACTTTTCAGTTACCTCTGGCACAGTCATAACATCGCCAAAGTAGAAGTCAGCCATCGGTTTTCCCGCAATTGCTGAGGCCATCATCTCAACGTCGCCGCTTTCGTCGATATGCATGCTCTTTGGCATGCGAGTGATGTTATTAAAGTCGATTCGACCAAACTTATCCGTGATAGATCGAATGAATGCGGCGCGTTCTTTGTTGGTGCCGCCAACGACGCGCACCTCATTTGTTACATGATTAGGCATACTCACCTCTTATCAGTTCTGCTGCGCCCACGCTGTTTAGTAAACAGGTGGCGTAAAAAAAGGCCGCCTAAGCGACCTATGCGTTTGTGATGTAATTGCGCGCGCCCGTTTTACCCGACCGCCGGACATATTCTTCGTACAGCGGGTTAGTGGTTGCGATAACCCGACTCGTCAGCGGCTTGAGTAGCTCGTACATTACGCTAGCAAAGGTCGCACGTTCATTGCCTCCAAGCGTCATGTGCTGAATCGCAAGGCGTCCATGATTCGTGAAGTAAGCGACAATCTCCTCATGGATAACTGCCATCACTTCTGATTCCGACATTGCCGCGGTTACTTTCTCTTTCACGCGGATGACGACATATGGCGCCACTTGTTTAAACTGGTTGAGAATGGCTTCCATCATCACCTCGCCGTCACGTTGTCTTTAGATTTCCGATAGCCAGCTGCGAACTGAGCCACATCCGGCAAACAAACCCCTCCCCCCTCCGGCTTATCACGCAGACTAGGGGAGGATGTGGCGCGGGCAACCTTCGTCGTGCAGCCCAATGAGAGCTTCGTGAAGGCCCGATCGATTCTTTTGGTGTAACCGTCACGTTCGATCTGTTCAGTGGCTTTACGTGCGTTGTACGCAGCCATACGGCGTTGATTTCTGTTCATGGGTATTCCTCAATGAGTGCTTGGGTGCAAGAGCCGGAACCCGTGACGTTTCCGAACTTCATAGGCTTCTCAGGTCCACCATCCTGACTGGCGTAAGCTCCACCTATCTCTTGCCCGAAGCACTAGCCTCGGCCTGTGTATTCACAGGGCTAAATTTTTAAAGAGCTGAAATCCGTTTCGTTGTTCGCCAGCGTCCTGCTGTGGATAAACAATACTCTAGGTATTATTTTATGGCAATACCCAGAGTATTAAAAATAATATGAGAAGTATTAAAATGATGATTGTGAAAGGAATTTATTTTTTGCAGGTAATAAAAAAGCCGCTCTAAGCGGCTCGATTAAGCGGGGTGTAGCTACACGTATCTAACTTTGGATTCAACAACAACACCAATGATGCGGCAGTTACCGTTGATGGGTGTCATCGGCCATGCAGGATTAAGGCCTTTTAGGTAGCGCTGCCCGCCGTCGATGATGAGCTTCTTAAATGTCGCTTCATTAGCATCAATTAGCTTGGCGACGACAAGCGATCCATTCTTTGCTTCTCTACCGGTATCAACCAGCACACTGTGGCCTTCGGGAATGCTTTGCCCGATCGGTGCCGTCATCGAATCGCCCTCGACTTTCAGCCAGAATCCTGTGCCCTGAATCGGCACATCAGATTCATACCATTCATTTATCTCGCTGATCGAATAGGGTTCCATTGCTTCTTCCCATTGTCCTGCGCTGACCCAACTGAGCATAGGATACCTTCCTTTTGGTTCGTATGGTCCAGCGTAGGTCACGTTTTTATCGAGCGCGGGCGCAGAGGCTCCATCCACTTCTTTTGCCAACGATGGACTGAAATCAGAAACAGGAACCTGGAGTAAGCGAGAAAAAGTTAAAGCTGCGCTTAAGTTAAGCGCGTTGCGGCCATTTAGGTAATGACCTACGGCACCCTGTGTTATGTCCAGAGCGTCCGCGATATGTTGCTGGGTAATGCCCAGGCTTTTCTTCTTCGACTCGTACAGAGCCTTGAGGCGCTTAGCGTCTTCCAGCTGTTCCGGCGTCAACGTCTTTGTGTTTTTCATTCCCTGATTCTAATACCTCAGTTATTAAAATATGAAATACCGTAGGTATTGATTTAATTAATACTCGTAGTATTATTACTCCATCGGTAATCACGCGGAGGAAACCGATGGAAAAGATCACTCTCGCTGATTACGTCAAGGAGAACGGTCAGGCAAAAGCCGCCGACATTATCGGCGTTCACCAGACGGCAATCAGCAAAGCAGTACGAGTTGGCCGGAAGATATTTATCACGACCTTGCCTGATGGCCAGGTTGTTGCAGAAGAAACCCGACCATTCCCAAGCAGCAAAAACGCAGCCGCATAAGCGGCACCGCTCTTTATCAATCTGACCGCCCTCGGAACACCAGGGCAAAACCCAAGTGACTTGCTCACCGCAATGTCACGCAACTAATTCAACAAAGGAATATTACGCAATGGAATCAGCAAACTACAGCAAACCAACAGAGAGCGAGATTAACCGCACTCAAACAGATCTTCTACTGGCTGTGTCTCAAATGACCGGGCGAGAGTTCGCTAAAGGCGTTGGGTGCCATGAGACGAAGATTAGCCGAGCTGACTGGCGCTTTATTGCGGCTGTGATTTGTACGGCTCGCATGGCTTGGGAAGTTAGCCCGATGGGCCGGTTAGTGCAGGAAACGATAGAGGCGATAAGCGCCAAAGAAAAAGCGCCGAATGCTGGAACATTCGACGCCTGATGTATGGATTAACTGGATCAACATACAGGAGTAATTATGAGTAGTTTACTTTCGCTTTACAAGGCCAAAGAGAAAAACGGCACCGAAATGTCAGCCAAGAAAACGTTCCTGGTGCCGCTGTCTGAGCTGTATATCGAGCCGGGTTACAACGTGCGTGAAATCGACCAGGCGCACATTGAAGAATTCCGCGACGCTTACATCGCCGGTGAATTTGTGCCGCCTCTGGCGGTTCAGGTGACCGACAAAGGCATCAAGATAATCGACGGTCACCATCGCTATCACGGTGCGTTGCTGGCGACTGAATCCGGTACCGAAATCCCGCGCCTTGAGTGCAAGGATTTTTCCGGTACTGAAGCCGATCGCATTGCCTTCATGGTTACCAGTAGTCAGGGCAAGCCGCTAACCTCACTGGAACGCGCGGCGGCATATCAGCGCTTGGCTAATCAGGGATGGGAACCGGCTGAGATCGCCAAGCGAGTTAAGCGTTCTCCTTCAGATGTCGATCACCATCTCCAGCTGCTTACCTGCGGCGATGAGCTGATCGAGATGGTCAAGACTGGCGCCGTGGCGGCTACAACAGCAGTGGCGCTCTCACGCGAGCATGGGCCGAAAGCTGGCGCTGTTGCGCTTGAGCAGATGGCTAAGGTGAAGGCTGCTGGCAAAACCAAGCTGTCACGCAGCGCTGCTATGCCGCAGTTCAGCGCAACTCGCGCGCGTCGCCTGGTCGAGCTTTTAAAAACCGCGGAAATTGTGTGCCATGAAGAAAACCCTCATGGCGACATCCTTACGTTAGCTCCGGTAACCGCTGCTGAAATTAACTTGATACTGGCTGAATATGCTCAGTATGCCGACCAGCGAGGGGATTAGAAATGAACCTCGCTTATGACAACGTCTCACCCTTAAGGCCCAAATTGAGGGCAGTGGAGCAACGTGTGGCTGATATTGATGACGGGTTCATCATGTTGGCAATGGAGCTTTACGAGGAGCTGATCGGGGCTAATCTGACGCGCAATCAGGCCAAGGTGGCACACGCTGTTTGTCGTAAGACATACGGTTTCAAAAAGAAGATGGATCGCATTGCAGATAGTCAGTTAGCAGAGCTGTGCCGCATCAGTAGACCCAAGGCAAACATTGCCAAGAACGAACTGATCGCTATGAAAGTTTTGTTGAAAGAAGGAAGCAAAATCGGGCCAAACAAAAACATATCTGATTGGCAAATACCTACCTGTTCCCAAATAGATAACATTGTTACCAAGTCGGGAACAATAAATGTTCCCAAAGCGGTAACTCAGAGTGTTACCAAAACGGAACACACAAAAGATATTATTCAAAATATAAAAGATAACACCCCCCTTACCCCCCAAGGGGGCGATCTGGAAGAGGCGCAGAAAGCGGTTGATTATTACAACCAGCTAGCCAGCGCATCATGTCGTTCTGCCGAGCCTTACCTTCGCCTGATGACCGCCACCACTTCACGCAAAGCCTACACGCTGCAGGATGTTTGTCTTGTGACGCGCTGGGCGCTAACCGTGTGGAAGCCGAAAGACAAAACCTTGCCTAAGCCGGAGAACATCTGCCGTGTTAAGCGGTTTGACGGTTACCTGTCAGATGCCGAGAAGTGGCAGCGCGAGAGCGTGGATATCGATTGCCAGTCGGTGATCGATGCCTACAACGAAGTGACTGACGGGCGCATGCCTCCTGCTGAGTTGTATCGAGATCGTGAAATCGCCATCCGTGAGCTGGTTACTGTACTGGCCAAGAAAAACGTGGATGGATTCAGGAATTATTTCAAAGCATTCATCGGCAGCGCGCGAGATTTCTACTTCGGTGGGCCGGACGGAACGGGTTGGTGTGCGAACTTCGACACGCTGATGAAGCCGGAGACGCTGCGTAAGGTCAAGGAGGGGTCATTGTGATTAACACCGATATCGAAGCCAGTGTGATCGGCGGCTTGCTGATTGGCGGATACACACCTGATGCGAGTGACGTGATCGCCACGCTGGACGACAGCGCATTCAGCGTTGATCTGTACCGCCGCGCATTTGGCGAGATTAAGCGTCAGGCGAAACAGCGAGGCCTGATTGACGGCATGATGATTGCGGAAGCCATGGGTAATGACTACGTCGCTCACATCATGGAAACCACGCGTAAATGCCCATCAGCAGCAAATCTGAAAGGCTACGCACGCGTTGTGGCTGACTATCACAAGGTGCGCCGGTTTACCGAACTGATGGACGCTGGCAAACGTGAGATTACTTCGGCAGGCAATCATGAATTAGCGCTCAACGCCATTAATCAGTTCATGGCATCGCTGACCGACATTGACCGCCCCGGTGATGAAATCAGGCCAATGCATATCCGTGACGTTCTCGACGGTTATCAGGAGCTGCTGGAGAAGCGCGTTAGACAGGGTGAAGAGTCCGACACGCTGAAAACCGGCATTCCAGAGCTTGACCAGATTACTGGCGGCATCAACCCGGTTGACTTGGTGATCGTCGCGGCACGTCCGGGCATGGGTAAAACGGAATTTGCACTCACAGTGGCGGAAGGTGTTGGCCGGCAGCAGCTACCCGGCAGCAAGGATAATCGCGGCGTGCTGATTTTCAGCATGGAGATGGACGCTAACCAGATTATCGAACGCCAGTTGGCAGGCGCTGGAAACCTTCCCGTATCGTCGCTTCGTAACCCGGCGAAGATGGACGACGAAGGCTGGGCGAAAGTTACGCTGGGCATGAAGCGACTTCTGGATCTGGATGTGTGGATTGTCGATGCCAGCAAGATGAACGTTGAGCAAATCCGGGCCATTGCAGAACGCCACAAGCGCAACCATCCGGCGCTGTCTCTCATCCTTGTCGACTACCTTGGGCTGATTGATAAGCCAAAGGCAGATCGCAACGATCTCGCTATCGCGCACATATCCGGAAGCCTGAAGCGCATGGCGAAAGACCTGAAGACGCCTGTCATGTCACTGAGTCAGTTATCGCGTGACGTTGAGAAGCGCCCGAAAGGTCAGCGCCGCCCGACAAACGCAGACCTACGTGACTCAGGAAGCATTGAGCAGGACGCCGACAGCATCATCATGCTCTACCGCGAAGCCGTTTACGACGAAGAATCACCGGCTGCAAAACTGGCAGAAATCATCGTCACCAAGAACCGCTTCGGTCAACTCGGCACGGTCTATCAAGCTTTCAACAACGGTCATTTCCAGCCAACCGATCAGGAAGAGGCCGCCAGATTGTGCCGCGCCAAGCCTGAGCAACCTCAACAGCAATCACGCCGCTACAACAAAGGGGCTGACGTATGAATTTAACCTATGAAGACTCACACGTAATCGCATCGTATTACGTTGCCGATCACCCCAATCACCGTGGCCCGGTAATCATCGATCTCGAAAATCTTGAAGAGCTGCACATGCGTAGCGCAGCATCGCACGTTCACCTCGCACTGCTGTTTGCATCCGGCAAGCTTTTCTCTGGCAAGAGGGCTGCATCATGACACAGGTAATTCACGGACTGACCCGCGCTGAGCTGATTAAGCGCGTATTTGGTGAGAGCAAACCGGCAGCAAAAGTCGAGCATCAACGACCAAACCAGGGGCGCTGATTGCTGTTAATCCTGGAAGTTGTATTTTCGCACCGCAAAAAATCAATAAGTTCTGCTTTATGTTTCATGGTGTGAATTTAACTTGCGCTTTACCGGTAACATCTTATTTTCAGATGGAGAGTTCAATACACACAAACTGAAGAGGGATATTTATGGCTAAGCATCATTTCTTTAAAACACTTGAAATATCAGCAATTGTTATATTCGCGCTGGTTTTGGCTTATCTGGCCGTTACCGGAATTCTTTCATCTGCGGGCATAGATCATTCCTGGCCGTATCCGAATAAGTAACTAGGAACGACACCAGGGAAATAAGCACCGCTTAAATATAAACATAATAAATCACATGACCGATATCTCTAAAAATGGGGTTCGGTTGCATAAATCGAACTTCAGCGCCATCGGGCAACAGCTTCTTCCTCTGCTCGAATCTGGCGAATGTTACCGGCTCACCCTCAAGCCGTGGAAAGAAAAACGAAGTATCAACCAGAACTCCTTATCCCATATGTGGTACGCCGAAATCAGCGCCTATCTGATCAAGTCCGGCCGTGCCGACGCCACGCCTGAATGGGTAAAGCGAAACCTCAAGCGCACCTATCTTGGATGCGAAGAAATCACCTACACCGACTTCGTTACCGGCGAGAAGGTCACCACCTACGAACCCCGGCACACATCCAACCTTGATACAGGAGAGATGCATTTCTTTCTGAATCAGGTTGAGCGGTGGTGCGCGCAGTTCGGCCTGGCGCTGACAATCCCGCACGACAGCGAATACCAAAAGCTGAAGGAAAAACAAAATGCCTAAACGCCACTGGAGTCGAGAGGAAATCGAAATCCTCTGCAATGAATACCCCTCATCACCCACCGATTTACTTGTCGAACTGCTCGGCAAAAGCCAGCAGGCAATCAACTCGAAGGCGACATTCCTTGGCCTGAAGAAAACGCCAGCCATGCTTTCACAAATCAGGCACAACGCTACTGATAGCAGGAGAAGGGTGAGATGAAGAGACGAAAATCCATCTGGGAGCGCTACGAAAACCACGCCATCTACGACACCAAATCACCCCGCAATAAACGCCAGCCACAACCCACCGAATCCCAAGTAACCACTTTCAGCTATCTGGAAGGGCTGCGCCAATCTGTGGCTAACAGAGTTAGGTTCACGCGATGAGAAAACGCTGCCACCGCTGCCACACCATCCTAACCAGTGAAGATAAGCACTGGTACTCAGTCGCATGCGAATCTTGCGAAACAGACCTCAAGTGGGAGGAGTATGAACAAAACAACCCCATCAAATCCGCCTACTGGCGCTGGCGAGCTATCTGCTTTGGTGTGCGTGTTCTGCGCCATTACCCTGGCCGATTGCGAGACCTATTGCTGCAGCGCTTGCGAGGTGGAGCTAATGAGCGACCCGAATTTCAGGATGTGCGGAGGAAGCGATGAGGAAAGTCAGAAGGCGATGTAAAAACCCAGACTGCCGCGAATGGTTCCATCCAGCCTTTCAGAATCAAACTTGGTGCAGCCCGGAATGCGGAACGGTCATCGCATTAGCCAAAAGAGAAAAGGACCGGCAGAAGTCGATACAGGAAGCGGAACGACGACGAAAGGATAAAGCGCAGCAGGAAAGACGCAGTATCAAAGTCCGCAAGTTAGCACTACAACCCCTCAGCCACTTCCACAAACAAGCACAAGCCGCCTTCAACGAATATATCCGCACCCGTGACACCGCCGAGCCGTGCATCAGCTGCGGGCGTTTTCATGAGGGCAAATATGACGCAGGCCATTACCGCACCCGCGGCGCATCACCGGCCACACGTTACGACGAAACCAACTGCCATAAGCAATGCGTTCCTTGTAACCAGCACCTCTCCGGCAACATCGAAAACTACACGCCAAACCTGATTAAGAAAATCGGTCAGGCTGCGTTTGATCGCCTGATGGACCCGCACGAGCTGAGAAAGTGGACGAGGGAAGAACTGCAGGAGCTGGCGGCGCATTACCGTCAGAAAACCAGAGAGCTCAATAAGCAAAGAGAGGCAGCATGAAAAATGTCGTCAGTCTATCTGGCGGGCGAACTTCTGCGTACCTGGCTCACCTCATGAAAGAAAGAGATCCGGAAACGGAATTCATATTCATGGATACCGGCGCAGAGCACCCCAAAACCTACGAATTTATCCGCAACATAGTCAAGCACTGGAACATCAAACTTACCTGCCTCCGCGTTATCCCCAACCCGGAAATGAACAAGCCCAGCACTTACGAAATTCTCAGCACCGATCGCATTGGTCCCGACCTCACGCCATGGAAACGCATGCTAAAAAAGTATGGTCATCCATATGTTGGCGGCGCGTTCTGTACGGACAGAATGAAAACAGTGCCATTCATAAAATACTGCGATGAACAATTTGGGCGAGGGAATTATACGACCTGGTTGGGGATGAGGGCTGACGAACCCAAACGCACAACACCAAAGCCCGGCATTCGATATCTGGCCGAGATTAGTGATTTCGAAAAGCAGGATGTAATCGAATGGTGGCAAGGACAACCTTTCGATCTGGAGATACAGGAGCATTTAGGCAACTGCGTTTTCTGCATCAAAAAGAGCCTTCAAAAAGTAGCCTTGGCCGCCAAGGACGAGCCGGAACTTGCAGCAAAATTCATCCAAACCCTTCAAACCTTCGACGCCAAGCAAGACAAGATCATGTACCGCAGCAACACCTCATTAGAGCAGGTGATCGCTTTATTTTCCGACACCGGAAGAGATGAACTCGCTTCGAGGATGACATCAATGCGGCAGTACGACACAGGTTCTTGTTCGGAAAGCTGCGAAGCGTTCGGCGGACAAATGGGATTCGATTTTTCAATGGAGGCCGCATGACCCGAACAACGATCGAAATGGAAAAGCTATACGCTATAGCCAATGGAAATGATTTCAAGAAAAAATATTTCAAGATAAAAACTCATCACAAGAATCACCTTCCAGACTACCTCAGACAGAAGTGGCAGCTATTGCGTATGTATCGCACCCGCAACACCTTCCCGGTTGATTACCGAATCATTAAGCACACAGCCAAAATCATGGGGGTGAAACATGCCAGTACGCGAGCTTAATCTCAGCAAAGAGCAACATTACTGGCTGAATGGCTGGTTAGAACTGTGGGGAGCGTGGGTATATTCAGGAAGGCTGGAAAAGCGCATGACCAGCGTCATAGCGCAATACATGGCTACTGTTGAACCACAATCATATACATACCGGCCAATGTGCAACGATGATGACGGACTCTTGATTTCTCAGGTCGTGGACTCCGTCATGTGCATCGATAAAAAAGCTCTTGGCATCCTGCTCAGTTACTACGCTCACGGCTCTTCCAAGCGTGCGATCGCATCTTACTACCACAAGTGTGCAAGTCCTCGCAAAATGTCGGGTCGCGGTGGTGAAAGCTATCGCGTGCCGTCGATGATTACTTGCCGGCGAGAAGTGGACGAAATACTTAATGCGAGTTTGTATCTTCTCTACACTCCGCTGCTAAATGCTTTTAACGATCGCAAACGTGTAGTGAAAATTAGAAAAGTCGCATAGTAGGGGTTGACTCCATTGAGCCAATGAGCCACAATTTGGATGTAAGCTGCCGTAAGTGTTCTTAAATGAGCCAGCAGCGACAATTTCCATCACAGTGAGTGACATAAAAGCGCCGCGGCTACCAACCGATGGCGCTTTTTTTATATGAACTTACTTAAGTGGCTTATCCGCATTGATACACATTAGGTCGGCAGTAAATGCAGCAACGCTCGAGCCGCCTTTTACGTAATCAAACTTAGCTACCAATCTACCACCTAAGTCATACATTGAGATTTCGCCATACTCGTCCAGGCATGCCTGAACAGGTATGGACACTCGCCTAAACAAAACCTCATCGTTACTGGTTTTTGAGCTGGGAACTTGCTGTATGAGCATTGAGCGCACACCTTGTTTTTGTTTAAGGGTGCCGTTTTTGACATAAAAATTAGAGTTGGCAGTGTTGCTTATATACGTCCAGCCATCAATTGCGTCAGCAGCTTGAGCTTGCTGAAAAAATGCTGAAACAGTCAGTGCAGATAGAAGAGTTATTTTTTTTAACATTTTGGGAATCCTTGCCAATAAATATGTGGGGCATGTTCTCGCTAAGCGCGGATATATGATAATTCCAAACTAGAGTTATCGGCATCATTCGCAGGCTATTTAATCAAAAATATTTATGGGCTCGCCTTGGCGGGCCTTTTCTTCTTTTGCGCCATCCCAAAACTTATTCAGACCCTCATTGCTGTGTGGGGGTGCGCGCACTTTTCTTACGACTACAGGCGGCACCAAGCGAACAGCGAGGTGTATATGAGTATCGATATGAGCAAACTGGCATCAGGCGCGGCATACGGCGCATCTGCCGGGACAATTGCCAACGGTCTGCTGACCCGGTTAAGTCCCGATGAATGGAGTGCTGTTGGCGTGCTGGCCGGTATTCTGGTTGCGCTATTCACGCTCGGCATCAACTGGTATTACAAACGCAAGGCCACAATGGCGCAGATTAAAGCGCTGCAACGCTGGCCCACCGCGCCCGACCTCACCGAGGATTAACCTAATGGCAATGTCTAACACACTGCGCAACAGGCTTATTGCTGCTGCAGGCGGCGGAGCCATGCTTATCGCAACGGTATTCCTCGGCGGAAAGGATGGAGTAGAGGGTCGTGTGTACGAGCCTTACAAAGATGTGGCCGGTGTATGGACTGTCTGCGATGGTCATACCGGTTCGGACATCGTCAAGGGAAAGAAGTATACCGACCGTGAGTGCGATCGCCTGATGTGGAATGACCTACAGCCGGTTAAGAAGGCTGTCGATTCGATGGTGAAGGTGCCGCTGGGCGAGTATCCCCGTGCCGCGCTCTACAGCTTCACTTACAACGTCGGCGCGTCCGCCTTCTCCAAATCCACGCTGCTGAAAAAGCTTAACGCTGGCGACCAGGCTGGAGCGTGCGAAGAGCTGCGCCGCTGGGTTTACGCCGGGGGCATGAAGTGGAAAGGCCTGATGAACCGCCGCGACATGGAGCGTTCTCTTTGCCTGGCGGAAAGCTCAAATGATATCTAAGGCGACGATCGGATTGCTGCTGCTCTTGGTAGCTGGCTTGATATCAGCCGGATGCATGGCGCTGTATTACCGTGGCAACGCCATCGACTACAAAGCTCAGCGCGATAAAGCTTCTGATGCGCTTAAGCAGGCGAATGCCACGATTGATGACATGCAGGTGCGTCAGCGCGATGTTGCCGCTCTCGACGCTAAATACACGAAGGAACTAGCTGATGCTCAGGCGACTATCGATCTGCTGCATGATGATGTTGCTACTGGCAAGCGTCGGCTGCAGCTCAACGCAAAGTGCCCAGCGAACAACGACACCGGCACCACCGGCGTGGATGATGCAACCAGCCCCCGACTTGCTGACTCCGCTGAGCGAAATTATTGGACCCTCAGAAGTCGTATCGAAATTGCCGGGAAGCAAATAGCCGGATTGCAGCAGTACATCATTGAGCAGTGCAGAAAATAGTTTTACCTGACCCTACGTTACAACGAGAACCATCGGCTTCGCATTCGCGAGGCCTTTTTTATGCGCCTCGCACGCGCAAATCAAACCCGAGCCTTTCAGAAAGCTGAGTCTGAGAACAACCGTTGGCATCATGGCGGCCTCTCGGGTGGCGGCTGTTCTGTGCGACAGGCTCATCTTCCTAAAAGGAATCGACCATGACATATCCAACCGTAACCGTTAACGGCGTTTCCGTCCGAGTGGACAGTGAAGGCCGCTATTGCTTAAACGACTTGCATGCCGCTGCCGTCCTGAATGGTGAAGCGACAGAATCGCAGAAGCCAAGCAAGTTTATCCGCAGCTCATCAGTAAAGCGCTTCGTGTATGCGCTGGATGCCAGAGGACAAAAAAGTCCTTTGGAACATAATCAATCACTTAAGGTAATTCGTGGCGGCGATTCCCAAAGTGTTTGGGGCGTAGAGATGATTGCCGTTCGCTACGCGGCATGGATTAAGCCTGAGTTCGAGATCGTGTTTACAACACATTCATCGAAAGCCGAACCAAGTCGCTCGACATTCTCAACCAGCTTAACCGGCTAGACCACCTGATTGGCGGCGAAACGAAAGATATCAGCCAATGCGCTAGCAAGATGGGTAAGTGGGGTTCAGGTGGAAGAAAAGCACTGTTGAATGAAGCCCGCCAAAACCTAATTGACCAACTTGATCCCGATATGGTCTCACTGATGGAAGGCAAGGCGGCGTGACCATCTCAAGGCGCATTTGCGAGTGCGCCTGATGATGGGTCGACTACTTCTTATATTCGTCATATTCAGGCCAAGAGGCGAAACCGATTGGTCTCTTTGGCTCGTCAGGCTTCAGGCGCTTCTTCTTGATCAATAAAATGTTGATTTGGTTTACATGCTGAACTAACTCAACAGGACTTCCGTCCTCTAGCTTGCCGATAAAAGAAATTAGGGATGGGTTCCAGTAGCTAATGTCGGTGAAATGGAACTCTACGAATCTCCCAAAGCTAGCCAACTGGCCTCCTACTTCATGCTCATCATCCAAATCTCGATGGAAGTCATTTATCCAACGTATGAGCCTGTAATAAAACTGGTCGGCAAAGTTCGGGTCTGGAAGTGGACGAGAATAGGCTAGGGATCGTTGCATGTTAGCTAAGTGTTCGGGGTTTAAACCAGGTAGCAAAGGGCCATTATCACTCATGAAATCCTCCTGTTAGTGTTTCACTATTGATCATCTTTAAAAATAATTAAATGGCACTAGGAAATTAAAATATGGCATCACCAGATTGGGAGGCCATCGAATCGGCTTACCGCGCTGGTTCGTTGTCCATACGCGCTATAGCTGATAAGCATGGCGTTAGCGATACCGCTATCCGTAAGCGTGCAACGCAAAACGGTTGGCAGCGAGACCTCACAGAACAGGTGCAGAAAGCCACCAGGCAGAAGCTTGTTCGCAAAGAGGTTCGCACTGATGGTTCGCGCGAACATGTGCGAACCGATGAGGAGATCGTCAACGAAGCAGCCGATGAAGCCGCTGGCGTTGTGATTGAACACCGGACGGATTTAGCTCGCTGGCGAAGAATCGCAAACAAGCTTGGTGACTTCCTCGATGACGTTGATTTCACCGAAGAGAATCATGCCTCTCTTTCACGCTCACTCGTTGCAGGCGTCGACGCGCAGGTGAAGATCATCAAAGCTGAGCGCGAGGCTTACAACATCGATACTGGCGAAAAGAACAACGTCACCGACAGCATTTCTGACCTGATGGATTCATTGTCTCAGGGGGCTTAATGAAACCTGAGCATTTCAAGCTGCTGGCTGACAAACTCTGGCGCCTGAACAACCTCTACTGGATTACCGACAAAGAAGGCAAGCCAGTCCGGTTCAAGATGACGCCGGAGCAGCTCGAATACTTCGAAGGTATGCATACCCGCAACATCATCCTGAAAGCACGTCAGCTTGGCTTCACTACTGAGGTTTGCATCATTCAGCTGGATGCTGCGCTGTTTGAGGCTGCTAAGTGCGCCCTGATCGCCCACACCCTGAACGATGCCAAGCGCCTGTTCCGCGAAAAAGTGAAGTATGCATACGACCGGCTGCCGGCAGAAATCAGGGCAGCCAATCCGGCCAGCAATGATTCGGCGGGTGAGCTGGTATTCAAGAAGGGCGGTTCGCTCTATGTCAGCACGTCATTTCGTGGAGGCACGCTGAGATTCCTGCACGTATCCGAGTTCGGAAAGATATGCGCCAAGTTTCCTGATAAAGCGCGGGAGATAGTCACCGGCGCATTCGAAGCTGTGTCGAGCGATTGCTTTACGACCATTGAAAGCACTGCTGAAGGCCGGGCCAGTTACTTCTTCGACTATTGCCAAACTGCCGAGAAAGCGATGTTGCAGGGTAAGCAGCTATCCAACCTCGACTGGAAGTTTTTCTTCTTCTCCTGGTGGAAGAATCCACTCTATGCAATCGACCCGGTAGAGCCACTCCCGCAGCGCCTGAGCGATTATTTTGACGATATCGAGGCGAAGCAAGGCATCAACCTGAACGAGCGCCAGAAGGCCTGGTATTACGCCAAAGAGAAAACACTCGGCGACGACATGAAGCGCGAGTATCCATCGATACCGGCAGAAGCGTTTGAACAGTCAGTCGAAGGGGCCTACTACGCCAAACAATTCCGCTGGCTCTACACCAACAAGCGAGTTGGTGAACTGCCGGACAACTCGCATCAGCTCGTTCATACCTTCTGGGATATCGGGGTAGGCGACTCAACGGCCATCTGGTTTATTCGTGAGGTTGGTGATGAGTTCCATGTCATCGACTACTACGAGAACAGCGGCGAAGGCCTGCGCCATTACATGAAGGTGCTGAAAGACCGTGGCTACGAATACGGTGACCATTGGGCACCACACGACATCGATAACCGTGAATTTGCTGGCGACGGCAAAAGCCGCAAACAGATAGCGGCTGAAGGTTTTGAAATCGACGGTCAGGTTTACTCAATTCGCTTTAAGGTCGCGCCAAAGCTTGGCGTTGACACCGGCATCGACTCAGTGCGTGAAATCCTCTCCAAATGTGCCTTTGACGCAGCTAAATGTGAGCAGGGCATCTCTCATCTCGAGGGCTATCGCAAGGAGTGGGACGACAAGCGCGGCTGCTGGAAAGATAAACCACTGCACGACTTCACATCGCATGGTGCTGATGCGTTCCGCTACTTTGCTGTAGCGAAGACCAACCACAAACAGACCGGCGCAATATTCTTCTAAGGAGCTCATCAGTGAGTGAACTAAGCAACGGGGAGCAATTCCTAGTGAACGCCCTCGCTGATGCTGTGGGCCGACAGCGCATGATGTATGGCGCCAGAAATGGCAACACCAAGCGCACAAAGCTGTACGAGGAGTTCGGCTATCCCGATGAACTCGGATTCGACCAGTACTACCGCGCCTACGAGCGTAACCCTGTCGCCTATGCCGCCGTGCATAAGCTGCTGGAATCTTGCTGGACGGATAAGCCGACGATTATCGACGGTGACGAGAACAAAGAATCGACCGAAACCACACCGTGGGAAAAGGCTGCAACCAAGTTACTGAGCAAGCACTGGGCGAAAATCAAAGATGCTGACCGCCGCAATCTGGTTGGCAGATATTCAGCGCTGCTCATCCAGTTTAAAGATGGGCGCGAATGGAAAGAGCCAGTGGACACCGCCGTTGTTTCCCGGTTGCGCGATAAGGCGATCGTCAAACTAATCCCTGCGTGGGAATCACAGATTAAGCCGGGAAACTTCGACACGGACACCATGTCGCAAACCTACGGTGAGCCGGTGAACTTCCAGTTCAACGAGCAGCCAGTGGGTGACGATGGCACATACGGGCCGGTGCGCAGCGTTACAGTCCACCCCGATCGCGTCATCATCCTGTGTGAAGGCTCGGAAGATGAAAATATGCTATCCGGCGTGCCATTCCTTCGCGCTGGCTACAACAAGCTGCTGGACCTCGAGAAAATCTCCGGTGGTAGCGCCGAAGGCTTCCTGAAGAACGCCAGCCGTCAGTTAGGCATAAGCTTCGACGCACAGACGGACATGGTGGCGATCGCCAAGATGGCGAAAGATGCCGGTTACGAAAACCTCGGCGAAGCGATGAACGATAAGATGATGAAGCTGAATCGCGGTACTGATTCGGCGCTCGTCACTCAGTCTGGCACCACATCAGTTCTGTCAGTTGCTGCAGCCGACCCGGCGCCAAGCTGGACGGTTACGGCAAATGAGTTCTCATCCTCAATTCAATGCCCGTTCACCATTCTGTTCGGTCAGCAGACCGGACGTCTCGCATCTGATGAGGATAAGGCAGACTGGGCCAAGCGCTGCAACGGTCGCCGCTGGGGATTCCAGACATCAGTCGTGCAAATGCTGCTGGAGCGCTTCTGGAAGATTGGCGTTATCGACGCGCCGACATCCGGCGAAGTCACTCTGGCATGGTCTGACCTACTCGCACCAAGCGAGAAAGAGAAGATCGCCAACATGCAGGCAATGGCCTCTGTAGCGAAAGACACGCAGCAGGCATTTGGCACGCCAGCGATTGACGAAAACGAGGTGCGCACCGTCGGTGAACTTGAACCACGCAAGGCACCATCGACGCCTGACCCAAACAAAAAGCTAAACGATAAGGACCCGCTGAATGACGACGACGCCAGCGAGAAACCGAATCGGAACACCGATAATTCCCCGTAACAAAGCTGACCCGACACAATCATCGCGTCAGGTTGGCCGGATGTACCGCGACATCGATGATCGCTATTACCAGATTAAACTCGCGCTTAAGCAGCTCTTTGATGAACGGTTAACCGGCATCGAGCGCATCGGTAACGCTTCGCATGCGGTATACGGCGATGTGATTTACCAGGTTAACGCCGGCACTTACATCTACGACATGACGGCGGCGCAACAGGCTGACCTGCTGCAGCGTATTCAGGTGATACTTGACGATCACCTCCTCGACGGTGGCAGTCAAAACATGTGGGCGCTGGGCTATGTAGCCGCAGAGTATGAGCGCGGTACCCGGCAGGCTTTTACCAACCTGTCAGTACAGTCGACCGTCTACGAGCAGCAAACCACGCTTGCGCAGTTGCTGAGCAGCCCGGCATATCAGAACCAGATTGCCGCAGCCTACGTATCGACCTATAGCGACTGGAAAGGCATTAGCGACGCAGCTCGTGCTGACCTGGCTACTGTCGTGTCCGACTCAATCGGTCGTGGCATTAACCCGCGTGAAACTGCCCGCATCATCAGTAAGCGGCTGGATGTGTCGATGGCGCAGGCCAAGAACATCGCCCAGACAGAGCAGGTAGGGGCATTACGCAAAGCACAGTGGCTTGAAACGGATTGGGCAAAGGAAAGGTTAGGCCTGAACACTGCCATCCTCTGGCTGTCAGCGCTGAAGCCAACAACGCGCACATGGCATGCTGCCCGTCACGGTCACACTTATACCACCGAGCAAGTCGAAGCGTTCTACGCCGAGCGCGGTAACCGCTATCACTGCTATTGCGGCAACATTCCTGTGCTGCTCGACGAGAAAGGAAAGATTGTGAATACCGGTCTCGTTGAAAAGTTAACCAAAGAGCGCAAGGAGTGGCAACAAGCCGCTTAACTATTCATACCATGAGGACACAGCATGAAGCGCAATCGCGTTAACGTGCTGACCGTCGTCAACTCCGCTTCAAACATCACCACTGAAACCATCGACGGCAAACCACACATCGTGGTTCGCGGCATCACGCCCGTTGTCGACGATATCGTGATGAACCGGAAGTTGTACCCGGCAGCAGAAATTGAAAAGGCGTTTAACACGCTTGAGCGAAATCCAATGCCGTTCGGTCACCCGAAAGTGGATGGCAAGCATGTATCGGCCCGCGATGTCCGCGCGGTGAACAACTATCACGTCGGCGCATGGCTTCAAAACGTCACGCACGAAGACGGCAAAGTGGTTGGTGACATGTACGTCGACCGCCGCTATGCCGAAGCCAGTGAAAACGGCAAGCGTCTGATTAACCGCCTGGACGAAATGGCTGCCAAAGCAAACGTCGAACCGATCCACATTTCCACCGGCCTGCTTTATTCCGGCATCGCAGCCAATGGCGAATCGAAGGGCAAGAAGTACAACGAAATCGCCACCAACATGATGTTCGACCACGTTGCTGTGCTGCTGGATGAGGCTGGCGCCGGAACGCCGGAGGAGGGAGTAGGCATCTTCGTTAACTCCGATGGCACCGAGCAGGAACTGGAAGTTGTCAACCTGTCAGAGGGCCAGTCACCCGATATCGATTCAACGCAAGACCCCGCTCTCAAATCAATTTTTAACCAGCTAAAGGCGTTTTTCAGCGCCAACAGCAATTCCGTCAAAGAGGAAGCAAACCCGATGAAAGAACTCATCACCAATGCGCTGAAAGCGAAAGGCATCGACGTTGAAGGTAAGTCCGATGCTGAGCTGATGGACGCTTACAACCAGATGGCCGCCGAAGATGCGACAGCGAAAGCTGCAGCTGATGAAAAGGCCAAGAAAGAGAAAGAAGAGGCTGACAAAAAGGCCAAAGAGACCGCCACCAATAGCGATGAAGCTCCGGCATGGTTCAAGCCGTTCGCCGAAAAACTGAGCACCATCGAAAACGGCATGGCAGTTAACTCTGACAAAGAGAAGAGCGAAAAACGCGCAGCAGTTAAAGCCAAGTTCGGCATGACTGAAATCGCGGTGAATACGCTTGATGGCGAGCCGCTGAATGAGCTCTTTGCTCAATGCCAGACATCCATCGGCCTGAATAGCTCTCTGCGTCAGGTCAACTCAGATAAATCCCTCAGCGAAATGCCGGAGTAAATGATGGCTAAAGATGGAAAGCACGTAATTCACGCCGGTGGCGTATTCCCTAACCCTCTGCTTAACCGTGAAGGTGCGGCTGTAGCGGCAACTAAGCCTGGCACGATCGGCTTCTTCGATGCAGGCAAATTCACCGCATCAGTTGCAGGTAACGAGCAGGCGATCCTTTATGTGGCCAACTTCGATTATCTGCGCTGCCTGACTGTTGATGACAGCATTCCTGTCGGTGAGCTGGTCGTTGGCATTCAGCCATTGCAGGGCATGTTCCTGAACGTACGCGCCGCTGCCGGCACCTACAAAAAAGGGCAGCCTTTGTCGATCGCAAATGGTCAGGTCAAGGTTCAAGCCGGTGATGAGTCAATTCGTTGCTATGTCGAAGAAGACAAAGCATATACCGCTGCCGCAGGTGACCTGCTGCGCGTTGTGATTAAGTAAGGAGCACCTGAATGTTTGTATTTTCCCGTTCTCTGGGCGAACGCACTGGAAACCTCGAGGTTAACCAGTCTCAGTTTGCCGAGCTGCAAATTGCGCGTAACGAAGGTGCTCAGGCTGCCGCTGACTTCATTGGTCGCGTGCGTGGCGTCCGTGAAGATTCCGGGCGACTGGATGCGGTAAACGCAGTTGATGACATCCGCCGCCTGTATCGCGCTTTCGATACCACTGTTCTGGCTCAGTTCGAGCCGACCACTCAGTTCACTTTGCTAAACGACCTGATGCCTCTTTCGCGCTCTGTTCGTATTGAGCAGTCACGCTATGACTACGCTCGCACTGGTGGTCGTGGCTGGGCTCATACGTCCATGTCAGGTCAGATTGGCGCGGCGCTGGATGCCAAGAGCTACACCTTTGATGGCACGATGGTGCCGGTGCATGACTCAGGCTTTAAGTTCAACTGGCGCGATCCTATTTTCAACAGTCCGTCGGCTCTTCAGTCTCAGGCTGATGCACAGCGCGGCTCTGTCGAAGATGTGCAGCGTCAGTACGTTGACTACATGTTCAACGGCTTCCGCGACTCTGAAGGCAATTACGTGAAGTTTGATGGCCTAACCTGGAAAGGCCTGAAGGCTGACGAACGCGTTGCTCAGGTAACGCTGACGTTCAACTTTGCAACCAGCACCGATCCGGTAGCGCTGCGCACCAATGCTATCGCACTGCGTGACGTGGTTCGTGTGACAAACAGCCAGTACGCGCCTCAGACCTGGTATGTGTCAGCAGAAATCATGTCCAACCTTGAACGTTACTTCGATGTGAATGCGACCCGCACCGTTCTGGAAGAGTTCCTGAAGCTGTCCGGCATCGCTGGTATCAAAGAAGATGCGCAACTGTCAGGTAACGAAATCCTGATTGTTCCGCTGACTGCAGGCGTGATTGCTCCGATCGTTGGACAAGCAATTGGCACTGTCGCCGACCCGCGCCCGTTCTACAACAGCGATTACATCTGGCGTACATGGGGCGCGATGGGCCTGATGGTTAAGCAGGATATCAACAACAAATACTCAGTTATCCACGCTTCGAGCTAAGGAACAAACATGGCACTCGTAAAGGTATTGGTAGCAAACCTCTTTGCCGGTGCCAGCTTCCAGAAATTGGAGGCTGGTCAGGTTTATGACGTAGAGGATTCGGTCGCTGAAAAGTGGCTTGCTCAGGGTAAAGCTGAAAAGGCCACCGAGAAGAAAGGCGAGAAGCTGACCTTCGAAGTGGCTACACCGTCTGCACCGGTTAGCACTGACACATCTGTGTTGCAGTCGAAATTGAATGACGCGCTGGAGCAGCTGAAGACCACTCAGGATGCAGCTGAAGCGAAAGACAAAGAGCATGCCGACGCGCTGGAGCAGCTGAAGACCACTCACGCTACTGAGCTTGCTGCAGCAAACGATCGTGCAGATAAAGCAGAAGCAGCGCTGACAGCTGCAACCAAAAAGGACAAGTAATCATGGCAGTGCAGATAACGGCAGCGCAGGTTAAACAGCAGTTATCTGCGCTGGGTTACACCATCCCGGATTTCATGATTGATGCCTACCTCTGCAAGCTGGGCAGTATAAGCATGTGCCTGGAGGCGGCTGGCTACGATGAATGCGACATGACACTGATTCAGGTGTACGCCGTTACCCTTATGGCTATCACCGCCTTTAGTCAGCGCATAAAGTCACAGTCAACGCCTTCAGGGGCGTCCCGATCGTTTGACTACAGCGGCGATGTGAAGACGGTGCGCAATACGCTGGCGGCGCTGGACACATCCGGATGCACCGCGCTGCTGCCGATTGACGTTGGCACAAGTGTTGGCTTCTTCGATGTGATTGGTGGCTGCTAATGGACTGGCAACCGGCATCACAACCGCCCAAGCCATTCGAGCGCGTGTGGGTGAAAACGTCAAGCGGCCGGCAGACAACCGGCTACGTGAACAGCAGCGGCGAGTGGGTGATTAACTGCCCACGAATTGCCGCTGAGAAGCCCGTAGTGACCAGCTGGAGGAAATGACATGTCATCTTTAGCCAATTGGTCATACACCGCTCAGGCGACGATATGGAAGCGCACAGGCGAAAGCAATGATTACGGCGACCCGATGTTCGAAGCGCCACTGGTGATTGCCTGTGATTATCAGGGCGGGCTTTCAAAGCGGCTTGGCGACATCGGTGGCGAGAAGGTGGTGAAGAACACCGTGTGGACAGAGTATGCGCTGGCTGACACCGGCGATTACCTGCTCATTGGAGTGTCTGACAATCCTGACCCAATTGCGGCAGGCGCCGATGAGGTTATGCAGGCTATCCGTTACGCCGATACCTTTGATCGCACGGCAGACGATTTCGCGATTATTACCGGAGTGTAGCCATGGGCGTGAAAGTAAAAGGCATCAGGCAGGTTTCACGCAACGTTAACCGCGCTATCGATAACATTCAGGACCGGCGCATCGTTCGCGCTCTCACTAGCGCGATGGTAGTCGGCGCATCACAGGCAGCAATCTACACACCAATCGATACGTCTTATCTGCTCAACAGCCAGTTCCGTGAAATCGTCATTAATGGCGCTCGCATCACCGGTCGTGTTGGCTACACCGCTTCATACGCCGCTTACGTGCATGACCCGGCAAATCCGCAGCGGTTCCGTCGCGCCACGGCTGAGAAAGAATTTCTCACTAAAGGGTTCGAAGAAAGCCGAGATGTTATCGATCGTGTTGTGCAGAAGGAGATGTCATTTTGAATCCTCCAATGCATACGCGCGTGCGTAACTTCTTCAATGATGCTGACCTGACGGCAGGATTCATTACTCAGTTGCTCGTGTGGAACGACACCGGCAACCAGGCCGATAAGTTCATGGTGTTTCGTCCCAATGGCGGCGGCTCTATTCGCAACCAGTTAGGCGGACAGTATTACATCATCGTCGATGTAGTCGGCGCTAAGTCAGGTAATGGGGCGGTGGACCAGCGCGTGCAGGACATCATCGATTTCGTTCAGCAAAACCCAATGGCTGACGCTTGCGTCGGCTATCTGGAAAACCTCGGCGGCATTCCAGCCCCCGTCCAAACAACCGAAGGCCGCTTGGTCTATCGGCTTCAGTTTGTTGCCACTTTCGGCAGCTAAATAAACGTCAAAGAGGAATTACCCCATGGCTGATTGCCAGAACAGCAACGAACGTTTGTTCGGTGGCGCCGTTGTGCTTGAAGTTGCCGATGGCTGCAGCGATGCGCTGCCGCAGGAATCGGAGTGGAAAGCGCTGGCTGCCGGAACAAGCAAAGGGTGGGACTTCTCACCTAACACAGTAACTTCAGATGCGGATGATGGTGGCGGCTTTGTTGAAAGCATCATCACCAACTCAGATTTCACCATCAGCTTTGAAGGTGAAGTTCGCAAGAAAGGTAAGCTGGACCAGTACGGTGTGGGTCGCTTCATCAAGTATTTTGCAGGTGAACTGAAAGCCCGCCGCCAGCCGGGTATCTGGGTTCGCATGGAATATGGCGAAATCACATTCCAGGGTTACATGGTCGTCACCGCGCTGAGTTCTGATGGAGGCACAAATGACATCGTGACCTTTACCACTGAATTCAAAGTGGGTGATGCGACCACCATTCAGGTAATCGACACCGATGAAACTGTTCCAGCGACCGGCGTGACCGTGACACCGGCGACCGCTTCTCTCGCTGTGGGCGCGACCCGCCAGTTGACCGGCTCAGTTCAGCCTACCGATGCAACCGACCGCACCGGCGCATGGACGACTTCTGACGCAACTAAAGCGACAGTTAGCAATACCGGCCTGGTCACTGCGGTTGCTGCCGGTTCTGCGACCATCACATTCACATCGACGGATGGCAATTTCACCGGCACCACAGCGGTTACAGTCACTTCTTCGTAACCATTCCAAAGGGCTGTCTTCAGCCCTTGATAATGCTTATGGAGGAAAAATGACGCCATTGAAGGAAATCGGCGAGTGCGTGATTATCGATGGAGAGAATGAATACTTCTTCCGACCGTCGTTCATCAACATGACGCGAATCGGTGAGCCAGATGAAATCGTGCAGGCACTGTATGACCTGTATAACGATGAGGTGGGCGGCATGATGCGTAAGGCGCTCAAAGCGTTCGGAACCATTCCCGCCTGGCTGACTTCACATCTCGCTTCGCCGCAATACAGTAAGAAAGCGATCGTCACCGCAATGTCGGTGCTTCAGGCTTGCTCAAATCATGATGTATCAGCACTGACAGGCGAGATTGTGCCAGGCAGGTCTGGCAAGTGGACTTTCGTTTATCGAAAAGGCCGCATGGGGCCGGAGGAGATGGTCATCATTGCCCGATCGCTCATGGCGCATGGTGTGATCGGCAAGGCCAAAGTGCGCAAGCTACAGCGCCACGAAGGCGCTCAGGCATCCAGTGAGTTCAATGCATTCGAATACATCAGCGCAGCGCGAACGCATCTTGGCATGAGTCGTGAAGAGGCGGAGCAGCTTACGATGACCGATTTTCAGTTGCTGTTGGCTGCCAAATATCCGGAGCAAAAGGGCTTCACCAAGGAAGAATACGATTCGGTTGCTGATGACTATCTGGCGAGGAAGTCCAGAAGGCGAGAAAAAGAGAGGCGTTAATCACTGCAGGTCTCTTTCATTCCTTTCTCTCTGCGTAACGACAAGTCTTTGTGCACCTTCAAGTGACTTTTCAAGATCCTGCTGACTCATTCCTGAAGCTTTGAATTTGTAGCCATCCTTCTCAATAATAATCGTTTTATGATTATGTCGCTTAGTAAATGCCCATATACCGCCCGCTACCGTGCCCCAGAAGTACTTAGATTCAATTAATGTAATTAATATTTGTTGCAAGTCTGAAGAGTTGACAATAAAACCCATTCCATCACTTCTTCTTTGACTTGTGCCAACAAGGACGGGAGTGTACTTAATGTCATTTTCACGAAGAGATGCACAGAAAGCAGCAGCCATATCGGACGGAAAGGATACCTTTAAAGGCGGTCTGTCCATAGAAATCACCTATGAAAATATTGGCACAAGGCTGCGAGGGTTTTATCTATTCAGTTCTGCAGCCATGATGTCTTTAATCAGCGGGCATGTAAGCCTGTCTTTTTATGACATGGCTAATGACCAATGGAAAAAACAAATGGATCGCGTTGAGAGTAATCTGAACCAAGAAGATAGTGAATCCTGATAGATGATCAGTGCTTATGGTTTTGCACCAACTTGCGCCCACTCCATGCTAGGATTTATCCCACGACACGCTTTTGGGGGAAGGAAATGAAGAAGCTGATTATTGGATCTTTGCTGGCAATGGTTCTATCTGGCTGCGTATATACCGGCAACAATTTTGATGAATCGAAACTAGCCAATGTGCATAAAGGGCAGACAACTAAACAAGAGGTCATCTCTTACTTTGGCAAGCCTTCGTCAACCACTGTGGATTCAGAAGGTAATGAACTACTCATGTGGACATACAGCATCGGCAGTGCGTTCGGCGCCGATGCCAAGATATTGACGGTCAAAACTCATGATGGAAAAGTCGAATCTTACTCAGTAAGTAAATCTAAGTTTTAAGCATCAAACACAAACATTAAACCTCGCTCCGGCGGGGTTTTTTTATGCCCGAGGAAAAGCGAATGGCAGGTACTTTAAACGCAGGCAGCATTATTTATGAAGTTGATATGGATACCGCACGCTTGCTTGCTGCTCGTCGCGAAGTCGATGCTGCGCTGAATGGCATGGGCGGCAGCATGGGGAGGCTCGAAGCGAGTGTGAACCGCACCGAGCGCTCTGTGGCAACGATGCAGCGCACATTATCTGGTTTAAGTACCATTGCCCGTGGCGTTATTGCTGCCATTTCTGTACAGCAGGTAGCCGCATATGGCAACGAGTGGGTAACCGTCAACAACAAACTGGCTAACTCCGTCCGGGCCAATGAATCACTGGCTGAAGTGACTCAGCGCGTTTTCGACATTTCCCAGAACACCATGAGCAGCCTGGCAGCTACTGCAACTTTGTATGGCCGCCTCGAGCGTGCAACACGCAGCGCCGGCACAAGCACTAAAGACCTAATCACACTGACCTCGACAATCAACAAAGGATTGGCAGTATCTGGTGCCACGACCGAAGAAGCCAGCTCGACGATGACGCAGCTTTCACAAGCTCTCGCGTCTGGCGTTCTGCGTGGCGAGGAATTCAACTCAATCTCAGAGAACGGAAGCCGCTTAGCTGTGGCGCTTGCGGATTCGCTGGGTGTAACAATTGGGCAGCTCCGCGCCATGGCGGCGCAAGGCAAGCTAACCACTGAAGTCGTAGTGAATGGGCTACTTCAACAGAGCGGGGCGATCGCAAAAGAGTTCGCCAATACCGTAACCACTATGGGGCAAGCCTTTACGATCGCCACCAACAACATCACTAAGTTCGTTGGGGAAAGTTCGAGCGTATCGACCACTATTCGAGTGTTTAACGATAGCGTTATCTCGCTTAGTCAGAATCTTGATGTTGTAGCGAATGCCATTGCTGTCGCTGCCGTAGTTTTTGGTGGACGTTTTGCTGGCGCGTTGGCTCTCGCAACCAAAGCTCGCATCGACGATTCACTCGCCGCGAAAGCGCAGACCGCCGCTACTGCGCAATCAACAGCAGCAATTGCCAATGCCGCTCGAGTGACGACCATTAAGGCTGGTCTGGACAAAGAGATGGCATTGTCAAACCTTGCCTTGGCTCAGACTGAATACAATGTTGCCAGAGGATCGGCTGCGGAAGCGTTCGCTCTCGAAAACCTGATCGCAATGAAGTCAGTTGCTATCCAGCGGTCAGCAACCTATGCAGAAGCTCAGCTAGCAGAAGCAGCAGCGACAAGAACGGCTACCGCAGCATCAGCTGCTGCAACTACCACGGTTGGCGGGTTAGCAAGAGGAGCATTGGCGTTAATTGGCGGACCTGCAGGCGCAGCTGTGATTGCTGCCGCCGGCATATTTTATCTGTATCAGAAGATGCAGCAGGCCCGGCAGGAAAGCATCGACTTCGCTGACAAGCTTGATGGTGTTGTTGCCAAGATGAAAGGCATGAGTCAGGTTCAGCTAGCCGCTGAAATCGACAATGCAACCAAATCCATCAAGGCACAGGCTGATGCGATCAAGGACAACCAGTCCAACCTTGAATCTAACGAGCTGCAGCAATTCCGACTACGCCGCACGCTTAGTTATCTTCAGGAAGGCAGCCTGCTCTACAAGGTTACGCTTTCAGAACTGACAGATGCACAGAGCGAGCACACGCAACTGCTGGCGCAGAATGAGACAGCTCAGAACAAACTGAGCCAGACAGTCAGCAAGACCGGCATTCTACGCGCACAGATGAATGGCACCTTTGCGCAGGGTATCGACCTGCTTAAACGAGATGGTGAGGCCGCTGGAGTTGCTTCTGGCCTGATGAATCAATTTGGTAATGCGATTGATTTTGCCAGCCGGGCGAAGGAGAAATTCAACTCAACCAGTCTGCAGATCCCGCGAAGCGATCAGGCTGACGCGTTCAACAAGGATTTGCAGGATGAGAACGCCTTACTTGCCATCACTGATAAGCGTCTACGCGCCGTCACCAAGGCGAGAATGGAGGCTAACGCTAAGGGTGGCAATCAGAACCAGATAAATACTGCAGGTGAACTGGCTGGTGCCCAATACGACCTTCAACAAGCAGAAGCAAACCGAAACAAAGAAACTCGCGCGGGAATAGCAGAAGGCAAAAAGGCTGAAAATCAGGCTGAGTCCATCGCGCAAAAACTGGCTAACCTGAAACAGCAGTCAGAGTTAGCAGGAGACTCGACTCGTCAGCTAAGCAGGGACCAGGCGATCCTCACTGCACAGCAGTCTCTTGGTAGTGCGGCAACAGCCAAAGATTTGCAGCTGGCCGGGCAATATGCAGCTGCTAAATGGGATACAGGAAATGCGATTCGAGCTCAGGCGGCGGCAGAGAAACTCTTGCCGGAAGCCAGAGAGAACGCGAGCTACAAACAGGATGTTGAAGACCTGCAGACTGCGCTCTCTGCGAAGAAAATCACTCAACAGCAGGCTAACGCTACGGCAGAGCAGCTTGAAAAGCAGCATCAGGTCAACCTTGCAAAAATCAGAGCTCAGCAAGTGGTATCGCCCGCTTTAGAGGCCGTCGGAGAAATCGATCCTGTTCAGAAGCTTGCCAATGAAAATGCTCAAAAGCTCTCGCTCATCAAACAGTTTGAGCAGCAGAAGTTGATTAGTGAGCAGCAAGGGCTTTCTTTGCGAAATGCAGCTAATAACGAATACGAGCAGCAAAGGATCGCGGCGCAGTGGCAGATTTATAAGGCTCAGAGTGAATCAAATGAACTGCTCGGAACAGCCATTGAATCGTTAGGCGGTGGCGCATCTAACGCCATTACGGGCCTTCTCAATGGTACTCAAAGCCTATCAGAAGCCTTCGCCAATCTTGGTTCAGCAGTTCTGAATGGTGTGGTAAGTAGTTTGGTGGAAATGGGCATCCGATGGGTTGAATCTGCGGTAATGGGGCAGACGGCACAGCAGACAGCCATTGCAGCCAACCAAGCGACGGCAGCTGCGGCACTTGCAACATCAACTGCCACTGGCGCAGCTGCAGCGGCCACATTACTCGCAGCATGGTCTCCTGCTGCAATGATGGCGTCTGTAGCAACATCAGGCGGCGCGGCAGCGGCTGGCCTGGCTGGCTACACCACGGCTATGACTACAGCGCAAACAATGTCACTCGCAGGCATGCGCGAGCACGGCGGTCCCGTAAACGCCAATTCCATGTACCGCGTAGGTGAAGGCGGTAAGCCTGAAATCTTCAAAGCCAGCAATGGCAGCCAGTACATGATCCCCGGCGACAATGGATCGGTAATCAGCAACCGGGATATTGGCGGTGCGGGAGGAAGTGGCAGCACTATTCAGCAGGAAGTGCATTTCCACATTCAGACCACAAACGGCATTGACGACGCCACCATGAATAAAATGGCAGGCATGATGAAGCAGGTCGCGCTTTATCAGATGAAAGACCAGAGCACTCGCCCGGGCGGCATGCTTCAACCTCGTAAATAACAGGAAATCCCATGCCAGAAACTTTCACATGGAGCCCTCAAAAGGGCTTCACGGGCGATCGCTCGCCTGATGTAGCCGTCGTGAAGTTGGGCGATGGCTATGAACAGCGTCAGGTTAAGGGCATCAACCCATTGATGGGAAAATACTCGCTGACGTTCATTGGGCGCGACGATTCGAAGTGCAGCCGTCCAAACACAGCCAAAGCCGTGGATGCATTCCTGAAGGCACGCATGGCGGTGGAGGCGTTCAACTGGACGCCATCGGATACCGGCGTGCAAGGGCTGTATGTATGTCGGTCATGGTCACTGCAAACAACGGGAAGCCTAAGCCAGCTGACAGCAACCTTTGAGCAGGTGCCGAGATGAGAGATATACCAGCAGAACTCATCATAGAGAGTGTTGAAGCCGGTGTCGGAGCAATGCTCGACCTTTACGAAGTGGACCTGCAAGCATTTGGTGGCGACGTTCTCCGATTTCATGCTGGAACAAACGGTTATTTCAACGACGTCATCTGGCAGAAAGTTGCTTATTCGGCATACCCCATTGACGTTGAAGGCTTTGAGGTTAAGTCAGAAGGCACCTATTCGCGGCCGACGATGAAAGTGGCAAACATCACCGGACTGATAACCGGCATCAACCACGATTTCGAGGATGCGCTGGGTGCAGTAGTAACGCGCCGGCAGGTTTTGGTTAAGCATCTCGACGCGGTTAACTTTCCGAACGGAAACGCTGATGCAGATCCGACTATGGAAGCGGTGTCGCGCTACGTTATCGAGGAAATGGCGGAAGAAACCTTCGAGACGGTCACCTATAACCTTGCCACTCCGGTCGATTGCGACAATGCGATTATTCCGGCTCGTACAATTCTGGCTGACGTCTGCCAGTGGGTTTATCGCGGCGATGGTTGCGGTTACTCCGGCGGACCCGTTGCTGACGAGAAAGACAACCCAACCTCCGACATGTCGCGAGATAAATGCTCCAAGCATCGCAGCGGCTGCCGTCTTCGTTTCGCTAAACCAAGTGCGTTGCCATACGGCGGCTATCCCGGCTCAGCTAAGGTGTCATGATGATTGAATCTGAATGCCTGGCATACGCTGCCGAGTCAGCAAATGAGGTGTGCGGGCTGATTATCGACGATAACCGCTTGTGGCGTTGCGCGAATGAACATCCTGAACCGGGGCGTAACTTCCGGATAGGCGAAAATGACTGGCTTGAAGCAGAAGCGTCGGGAGAAATCACCGCCGTTTTTCATTCTCACCCTGAGAAAAAACTGGTGCTGTCCGCTGCCGATCGCACTGCACAACTGGCATCCGGCATCGACTGGTGGCTGGCAAGTGGTGGTGAGCTACGAAAATTCCGGCCTGTCCCGCATTTGCTGGGGCGCCGGTTCGAGCATGGCGTGATGGACTGCTACACGCTGTTTCGGGACGCATATCATCTGTGCGGCATTGATTTGCCCGACTTCGAGAGAACCAACGGTTGGTGGGTCCGCGGTGAAAACCTCTACCTAAAGAACATGGCATCCAACGGATTTCACGAGGTTGGCTTCGAGGCTATTCAGCCAGGCGATGTGATTATCCGCCGCGCCTTTCCCGAGTGCGACCCATGCCACGCCATGATCTGGCTTGGTGACAACATCGTCCTGCATCACGAAGTGCACGGCAGGCTTAGCCGCCGCGAACCGCTTCGTCAGATTCACGTACCCCTGATCCACTCCATCTGGAGGCATGAACAATGCTCATCTTTAGATTTGCGGGGAATTTACGACGACACTTCCGCCAAATCGCTTTAAACGTAGATACCCCATCCCAGGGGTTACGCCTGTTGCTGGCTCAGTGCCCAGCATTCAAACGCGACTTCTACCAAACCCGACTGCGCATGCGCATCGATGGCAGCGACATCTCAGCCGACAACCTTGAATTCCACATGAACCGGCATATCAAAGATGGCGCTACGGTGTTGTTCGTGCCGATCGTAGAAGGTTCGATTTCGGCGGTGGCGGCCGTGTGGATTATGGTCGCGGTCACTGTCGCTTCAGTTGCCTATTCGCTCTATATGACCTCGCACATGAAGACGAGCTCATCAGCGGATCAGGACAGCAATTCCATCACCAACAACTCATTCACCAGCGCGGAGAACCGCATTGGGCAGGGCAGACCGGTTCCTCTGCTATTGGGTGAGATGGTTGTTGGCTCAAACGTAATCAGCCTTGGCATCGACACGTCGAACAATCAGGACTGGAATATCTCAATTAGTTAAGGTGAAAGCATGGGCTCAGGCGGCGGCGGTGGCAGTACTCCAAAATTAATCGACGACAACCTCAAATCGAAGCAATTCCTCCGCGTTCTCGACCTTATCAGTGAAGGCCCAATCTACGGACCGGTAGACCAGCAGCACCTTTCCTCGTTCATGCTGAATAAGACGCCGGTCACCGATTCCCTCGGCGGCACGACGATTAATGGTGTGAGCGTGGCGTGGCGCCCGGGCACGGCGACACAGACGCCAATCAACGGCTTCAATACCATTGAGGCGACTACGGTCGTTAACACCGACGTGACTCAGGCTACGCCTCTGGTGCGCACGGTAACGGACACTGATGTCGATCGCGTGCGTATGAATATCGGCGTGTCCAGCCTTGTTGAGCAGGACAGCAAAGGTAATCAGCACGAAACATCTGTGACGATGGTAATCGAAACCCGCTCGGGTAGCGCCGGTGCATGGCAAATCCAGAAGACGGTGACGATCACCGGTAAGCAGTCTGGTGAATACCTTGAAGCACACTTGTTTGACGCGCCAGAAACTAAGCCATTCGACATCCGCCTGCGCCGCGTTACAGCTGACAGCTCTAGCGACCTGCTGAACAACGGAACCATCTGGAACAGCTTCACCGAAATCACCGACGATAACCTGTCATACCCCTATGCTGCTGTAGCTGGCTGCGTGGTTGACCGTGACCAGTACACAGATACGCCATCTCGCACCTACCATCTGCGCGGGTTGATTGTCGATGTGCCGGATAACTATGACCCGATCGCCCGCACTTACACTGGAATCTGGACAGGTGGGTTCAAATCGGCATGGACGAACAATCCAGCCTGGTTGTTCCGCGCACTGGTGAAGAACACGCGTTACGGTCTGGCACGACGCGCGGGCTATGTTGATGTCGATGACGGCAGCCTGTACGTGCTTTCGCAGTTTTGCGATCAGCTTGTAGATGATGGCTTTGGCGGCAAAGAGCCTCGCTTCACGCTTAATGCATACATCACAGAGCAGAAAAGCGCGCGCGACCTGCTGGACGATATCGCTGGCATGTTCCGTGGCATCGCATTATGGGATGGCATGCGTTTCTCAGTGATGCTGGATAACCCGCAGGACCCGGTTGCATCAATCACTAATGCAAACGTAGTGGATGGGTTATTTACTGGCGGGTCGATGAAGCGTTCGGAGCGTGTCAATGCGGTAATTGTTTCGTGGACCGACCCTAATAACGGCTGGTCACAAGTGAAAGAATACGTGTCTGACGATCAAATGATCGACCGCTACGGTTACAACGAAACCACGATGGAGGCCTTCGGTTGCACCTCACGAGGCCAGGCTTACCGAACAGGTAAGTGGATGCTTGAGACCTGCAAGCGAGAGACAAAAAAATACACCTTCAAGATGGCGCGCGAAGCTATCCGCTTTATCCCCGGTGATGTAGTTGAGATTCTTGATAACAACTATGCAGCCACGCGCCTCGGCGGTCGAATCATCTCGCACAGCGGCACGTCAATAACGGTTGATGCTGATGTGTCTGAGTTGGCCGGCAGCGGAGACAAAATGTCGATCATGGGTTCAACTGGCAAGTTCATTAAATACGAGATTGCCAGTGTCACAGGTCGCGTTATCCGCCTCAAAACTGCGCCAGCGTGGGTGCGTGATGGCACCGTGTTCGTGATTTCTACTGATGATGTCGCGCCGCGCCTGTTTCGCATCATGGGTATTTCTGAAGACGAGAACAACTCGGTTTACTCCATTTCTGCAACGCTGTACGACCCTAATAAGCAGGCTGTAGTTGATGATGGCGCGGTATTCGATACGCCCGGCGATACGCTAAATGGTTATCGTGTGCCGAACATTGAGAACCTGCGCATCATCAACGTCAACAGCGAGACTATTCAGGTGTCGTCGACGTGGGAGACTGCAACGCTCACTAAGAAGATCGTTTTCGAGCTCTATGTCTACAGTATGGACGGCAAGGTAGTGGCTCAGTACGAAACTGACCAGTTCCGATATGACTTTTACGGTCTGGAAGCTGGCAGCTACTCGCTCGGTGTGCGTGGCCGGAATGAGAACGGCATGAAGGGCGCGGAAACGCAGGTTAGCCTTGTAATCGGCGCTCCTTCTGCACCAACTTTCATTCAGTGGACGCCTGGCATCTTCTCCGCCGACATCGTGCCGGTGATGAGCGTGTCAGCAACAACCGATACATCCTTCGAGTTCTGGTACACCGGAGAGGTGCCAGCTAGCAGCATTGGCGCCGTAGAGAATGAAGCGCAGTTCCTTGGTCGAGCTTCGCAGTGGACGCTTCACGGGTTGAAGGCTGACACGACATACTACATGTATGTGCGCACCAAGAATGCATTCGGTGTATCGGCATTCGTCCAGGCATCAGGTCAGGCTTCGTCTGATATTCCTGGAATGATTGATTACATCGACGATGCGATTCGAAACTCAGAAGCGTTCGAAAATCTTACCGGAAAAATCGATACAAATATCGAAGGAATGCTGCAGAACGCGCTGGATAACAACGCCACTGTCGATCACCAGTTCGCTATCAATGGAGAGGTTCGCGCTGACATCATTACCGTGAAAACCACTGTGGCGACAGTGTCACAGGCAATGGCGCAGCTGGAAACGCAGGTGCAGGCTCAGATAGGAGATCTGAATGCTGCAGTAAACGAAAAGCTGACAGCCACTGTAACTGATAACGGAACCGCTAAAGCCTCATATACGCTGCGCATGGGTATTACGCGCGGGGACACCTATTACAGCGCAGGTATGGCGATCGGTATTGAGCCTTCAGGCACCTCGTATAAGTCAACGGTGGCGTTTAATGCTGACCAGTTCGGCATTTACACCGGGAGCGAGCCTGGAAACTACCAGCTGGCGTTTGCCGCCCTGAACGGACAGGTGTTCATTAACTCTGCATTTATTCAGAACGGCTCGATCACCAATGCAAAAATTGGCGAATTCATTCAGTCAGTGAACTATGTTTCCGGCACAACAGGATGGAGCCTGAATAAGAACGGAGTATTCGAAAATAATGGATATGAGCCGGGGAATGGCCGCATGGTCCAAACTAATAACCAGATAAGCGTATATGACGGGAATGGAGTGCTGCGCGTCAGAATGGGGAAACTTAGCTAATGGCCTACGGCTTTGGAACATGGGATGCCAATGGAGTCGATAACAATACTGGACTGGTCAAGATTAATGCTCTAGGGGTTATTACGATTGATGCATCCAGTAATTACAACCAATCCTTTTCATTACCTTCAGGATACTCACTTGACTATTTATTTCAGCCCAGCGGAGACAGAAGTGGTAATGGCAGAAAGAGGATGTACACAAGCGGATCCAGCATGATTGTCATTCAGGTATCAAGCTCGGATTATTCGGCTGGCACATTCCCCAACGTCCCTGGAAATATTCTTGTTTTCGTGAGGTAATATGGCTTACGGAGCGATTCTTACAGACTCTGCTGGAGTTCCTTTTTATATCGGCGACACAATGCCGCTAACCCTCCTAGAAAAACGAGTACTTAATGTTCCCCAAGCGTCGGGTAGCGGAGCATTAATAAATCTTTTCAACAATGATGGAGCGATAAGGTTTATTTTTGCTAATAGCAATGGATCCCAAGGTAACACTCTAAGCACTTGCGAAGCACTGGAATTATCTGGTGGGGTTTGGAGCCTAAGGTGTGCTGGGCCAGCAAGAACGGTAAACGTTTATATTTTCGGATATCAATTTCAGCCAATCCCTGCATGGGGCATTCAAATCAACGACTCGCAAGGGAGATGCATTCTGACAAATGAGACGAAGGTTTTGCGGGATGTACAGAAGTTAGGTGATGAGGGTTCCGACACAGGTTCAGGACTTAATGCTAACTTCAACCTAGACGGTGAGTGGGCTGTAGCGCCGGTATACACGGGAAGCTATATAGGCACGGTCAGCGTAGGCGGTCAGGTATATCCAGTGGTGGCGCAATACGCAAGCAGCGCTAGATTCAATGGTAGTAGCACGCAAATTACTAGCGGCTACATAGGTAATACAAATTCGGGGGGAGGTGGCACAGGAACGCTTACAAACTACCGAAACCGACTGGTAGCAGTAAATGTGCAGAGGTATTGATAATTTTGATCGTGATAAATAATAAATAAATTTGATGATTCCTTGCGGTAAAGGTATAAAGTTACGAAATAAACAAGGATGAAAAAATGAATAAAATTTTCCTCTTAATCATTACTTCTGTACTAGCCGGATGCCAGACGCTCCCACCTCAACAGTGCACTGCTAATGCAAGAATTGGCGGGCAGGATACGACAGTTTCTATTTACGGCGTGCGAAAGCAAGCTAATCAGACTCAGTATTATGCAGGTAATCCTTTTGGCTGGAAGTGGGTCAGCGCCAATAACTTCACGAGCTCAACTTGTGACAAAGCTTAATAGGTTTACGATTTCAGATTTATAAGCTAAATTCCATCTGCTGCTGTGAATACCCCTATGCGGTGGGGCGACAGTCTATTTCTCTCGAAAGATTGAATACAAACGAGACGCGGACCGACGACTGTAAGGTTCACCGGGAGGCACCCGGCACAGCAGCTCCATTATAAAGACCCGGCCATTGCGCCGGGTTTTTTATTGCCCGGAGAAAACTATGCCAGCAGGCACCATTGCTCTAACAAATAACTCAGCAACCGTCACAGGCACAGGAACTAGTTTCACTACTGAATTAAAAGTGAATGACTTTCTGGTATCAACTGTAGGAGGTCTGGCATATACGCTTGGTGTTAAGTCGATCGAGTCGAATACATCTCTTACTTTAATGGAGAATTTTACTGGGCCGACAGCGTCAGGTCAGTCATGGACGCCCGTGCCATACGGAACGATGACGGCGATTACTGCTCAGTTGGCATCACAAGTCACGTACGCAATTCGCGGCTTTAACCTAGATAAAGCTAACTGGCAGCAGATTTTCACCGGTACTGGAACAGTTACAGTAACGTTGCCCGACGGCACATCATGGCAGGGGCCTAGCTGGGGCTATATGGCAACTCAGTTTGCCAACAAAGCAAGCCTGGACGGAGCGACATTTACAGGAAGAATTGTTGCTAACGGTGGTCAGGACATCAATGGTGGTTTGTATCTGAATGGCAATCTTGCCTTTGGCTCCCCAGCGCAGGCGGCGACAGCCCGAGCAAATATGGGCGTTTCTTACGGAACAACTTCTGGAACTGTTGCGCAGGGTAATGACGCCCGACTCGACACTATAAATAATAAATCAGGCGGAATAGTCACTACTGATATTCAGCGATTTTCATCTACGTCGGGAGCAAGGATTCTATCCCGCAGTAGTTATCGTCCAAACACATCCTCAGGACAAACGAACAATTATGGAGGATTTAACTATGGCTATGGTACAAACTCAGCTTGGTCAGCGTATGGAATAGATGAATTTTTGGAATTTATCGGAAACTATTTTTACATTAACAGGGGCATATTCGCAAATGGGTCGTGGTACACCTGGCAATTCAGGGAGGGAGGAAATGCTGTAGCCATTAACGGCAGTTGGGTCAATTCATCAGACAGAAGATTAAAAAACAATATTGAGTTAATTGGCGGCGAAAGCATCCTTGATAATCCTGATTTCTTGGCGATTCGCGGATATAAATGGATACGTCGCGATGGAATAGAGTCGGTCGGCGTTGGATTGATTGCGCAGGATGTGCAGGCGCTAATACCCGAAGCTGTAACTGTTGATGAAGGAGTTATTAAAAAACTCGTCAATGGTGAAGAGGTTGACAATCCGCTATATCTCGACGTTGCTGGAGCATCAGCGGCAATGCACCAAGAAGCGATCATTGCTTTAGTTGAAAGATTAAAGAAACAGGAAACAGTCATTGAAGAGCTTCTTATGCGCATGAAAGCTATTGACGGTCTCGACGCATAAAAAAGCCCCGGCGACGGGGCAGCTCAAGACCGCGTCCATCTTCATGCAGGCTGCGGGTGTAACCTTGAGGTTAGACCATTTGAGCCGTTTCTTATGTGATTACCTTGATGCAGGCGTACCGTTAAGACTCCACTACAGGAGGATGCATGGACATTGAAGTTTGCGACCTTGCGATGGATGCAGTGCGTACCGTCATGGGGCAGGCGGTGATTAACATGCTTGATGAGGGAATCCCGATCACCAATGAATCTCTGGTTGGTTACATGGCTGAGATGTTTGAAGATGAGGACGGGAGCTGCGTAGCTGAGTTAGCGATGTATCTCTTTGGCGTCAGCAAGCACTAAAAGGTGCCTGCTGACTTTAAATCATGCCTGAGGCTGACCAACCGGACCCTTACCTAATGGGCCGCCTGGCACGGACTCACCACTTGGCGCGTGCGGTCTGCCATCCGGACCTACAGCAGGGCTTTCATGCTGGCAACCTGCTAATGTCATTAGACTTGTAATTATGATCATCCCACCTAAAAAGCTCTTCATCATTTCCTTTCCCCGTTAAGGCAACGATATGTTGCTAATTAAGCGTAGATTTCTAATCGCTTAAGTCAAAACACCATCAGTTAAAAAACTAAATTTCTTTACCCACCAATGGCTTTACAAATTCCTCAAGCGCAGCGACTTGATCGATCCCACCGATCGATATTACTGTATTTATATACAGTATCTATCAGGGAGGGAGATGACCATGCCCCGCGACTACGAAATCAAAGACGCCTTCAGATTCGCAATCAAACGCGATGCTGCTGGGCGCTACACCGTAAGCACACTCGACTTTGTCAGTGAACTTGAGCGCCTGAACTGGCATTACACGCCACGGCAAGCCAACAACTGGATCGAGGCTCACAAGTCAGTTTTCCGGGATATTTCGACATCGGAAGGTGATGAGCGCGTGTTTCAGGTATTCAATCCAAACGGCGGCATGTGATGTTTGCGCTCGTTGACGTGAACTCGTTTTACGCCAGCTGCGAGACGGTTTTCAGGCCTGATTTGCGCGGTAAGCCAGTTCTGGTGCTCAGCAACAATGACGGTTGCGTAATCGCCCGCAGCGCCGAAGTGAAAGAGCTGAAAATCCCTATGGGTGCGCCTTACTTCAAGCTGAAGGACGAAATCCGCCGGCACAAGATTCACGTATTCAGCAGCAATTACGCGCTGTATGCCGACATGAGCAACAGGGTGATGACCATTCTCGAAGATATGGCGCCGTCGGTTGAGGTCTATTCAATTGATGAGGCATTCATGGACGTCACCGGACTGGACAGACTGCAGTCATTCGATGAACTCGGCCGAAAGGTGAGAGCACGAATAAAGCAGGAGGCGCACCTCACTGTTGGCGTTGGCATTGCACAGACAAAGACGCTGGCGAAGCTGGCTAATCATGCTGCAAAAAAGTGGACGAAGACCGGCGGCGTGCTTGACCTGTCTGACGTGGAGCGTCAGCGAAAACTTATGGCGCTGATTGACGTCGAGGATGTATGGGGCGTAGGAAGGAGAATCGCCAAACGACTAAAAATCATGGGTGTTAACACAGCCCTGGATTTAGCGAACAGCCCCATCAAGCTGATGCGCGATAACTTCACTGTCGTAATGGAAAGAACCATCCGTGAGCTGCGCGGCGAGCCATGCCTCGAGCTGGAAGAGTTCGCTCCGACTAAGCAGCAGATTGTCTGCTCCCGTTCATTTGGTTCGCGCATCACTGAATACGAGGACATGAGGCAGGCTGTTTGCTCTTATGCTGAGCGCGCGGCTGAGAAGCTGAGAAGGGAGCGTCAGTATTGCAGTCAGGTAGCGGTGTTCGTCCGAACAAGCCCACATGCAGAAGGTGAAGTGTTCTATGGCAACCAGGTCATGGGCAGACTCCTGACCCCAACGAATGACACGCGAGAAATAATACGCGTTGCCATGCAGGGTCTCGACCACATCTGGCGCGACGGATGCCGGTATATGAAAGCAGGCGTGATGCTGGGCGACTTCTACAGTCAGGGTGTGTCTCAGCTTAATCTCTTTGACGAATTCAAACCACAGGCCAATAGCGAATCGCTGATGCGTGTCGTTGATGGTCTCAACCAGAGCGGGAAGGGGAAATTATGGTTTGCAGGACAGGGTATCCAGAAATCCTGGGAGATGAAGCGAGAAATGTTGTCGCCGGCATACACCACCAGGCTGTCGGACCTGCCAGTAGCGAAGTGACCTTTCTGCTTCAGCCGCTGCAGCACATCCTGTCTACGCGCGAGACTTCCAGCATGGTGGAGCTGAACGGCCGCAGGTGCATAATCGATAAGCAGCGTTACCCGGTAAACGGTGACAAGGTGCTAATTGATATGTCAGGCATGTATGAGTGGGCGATGATCATGATTCATCCGCGGCGCCTGATTACCGACGATGGCGCATTCCTGATGGATGACCTGCTGGAAGATATCGCAGTGGTGGGAGTGGTGACGCATGAAATCACGACCATGCATGAGGATGACAGGCCGACGATTTGAGGGGCATTACGCCCCATTTCCTTCCAGATAATCTGCCCACCATTGCATCATCTCCCTGCGTTTTTCAAGGTACTGCGCGTGGTTATAGATGCCTCGGATGTTATTGCGATCGACGTGAGCCAGCTGACGCTCTATCGCATCATGCGGCCAGCCGTGCTCGTTCAGAATCGTGCTGAACTGGTGCCGGAAACCATGCCCACTGGCAAGGCCCTCATAGCCAATCTGGCGAATTACCAGCAGCACGGCCGCGTCACTGATTGATTTGGATTTGTCATTGCGGCCGGGGAATACGAATGCCGAGGTGGAGGTGATTGGGTGCAGGAACTTCAGCAACGCCTTTACCTGGCGTGACATCGGCACAACGTGCTGCTTGCGATTTTTCATCACGCCCGCGGCGATCGTAATCAGGTCGTTTTCGAAATCGACGTCTGTCCATTGCATACTACGCATCTCTTTAGTGCGCAGGGCGGTGTACTGAAGGATTTGGGTAGCAACGCGGGAAATGACGCTTCCTGAATAAGTGGCTAGCGCTGCGTTAAACGCTGGTATATGGTCGGCCGGCAGGAACGGATAGTTCTGTTTGCGATAGCCTTTCATTGCATCAGCAAGGTCTGGCGCCGGATTGTATTTGCAACGTCCGGTGACGACTGCATAGCGAAACACTTCACCGCAGCGGCGCCGCGCTTTGTTGGCTCGCTCCATCGCGCCCCGTTCCTCAAACCTGCGCAACACCTTCAGCAGAGCCATCGGCTCGATGTCATCCATCTGCAGCTTGCCAATATAAGGAAGGATGTCGTCATCAAACATGCGCCTGAGTTCACTGGCGTACTTTTCAGACCAAACCTGCTTCTTATGCTTGTACCACTCCTCGAAAATTGAACCAAACGAGTCCGGTTGCTTTCCCTTCTGTTTTTTCTTAACGGCCGGATTAAGGCCAATAGCCAAATCGCGTTTCAGCTCAAATGCCATGCTCCTGGCATCCGCCGGGCCAATCTCCGGATACTTCCCGATCGTGTGCACCTTCTCTTTTCCGTCGAACTGGTAGCGCACCTGCCAGACCTTCTTTCCGGATGCCGGCACATAGAGGAATAGTCCGTTTCCATCTGCAACCCTGTAAGGTTTCTCTTTGGGTTTTGCAGCGTCAATCTGCTTGATCGTGAGCAT